CCCCTATTTTTAAAACTTTTAAGCATTATTTAAAATCCTGAGACCCTCTTCTTTAATATTAATGGCTGCATTAATATCCCTGTCATGTTTGACACCACATTCAGGGCATTCCCAACTTCTATCTGATAATGGTATACTATCAACAACATGATGACAACTACTGCATGTTTTTGTGCTAGGAAACCATTTATCAATACTAACAAAATTTCTTCCATAAAATTGTGATTTATATTCTAACTGCCGGTGAAATTCAGACATCGAAGCATCGGCAATTGCTTTTGATAACTTACGGTTTTTCATCATCCCCTGAACATTCAACGATTCAACAGAAATAATATCTGCTTCATCTACTAACCTTTTGCTTTCCCTATGTAAAAATGTTAAACGAGTGTCAGCAATTTTCTTATGAACCTTTGCAATCTTTATCCTAAGTTTCTCCTGATTATTACTTCCCTTTTCCTTTAAGCGTTTTTGCCTTTGTAATTTTTTTAACTTCTTTGCATATTTTGCAGTACTTTTCGGGTTACCACTCTTATAACCATCATCAGTAATGACAACATCCGTGATCCCAACATCAACCCCAACCACCTTTCCAGTCTTCGGTAATGGATCGATATCTTCCTTAACAAGAAAACTTATAAAATAATTACCAACCCTGTCTTTACTAACTGTTACCTTTATTGGTTCCGTTGGTAATTTACGGTCTCGTTTAATTTTCAACGAAGACATTTTTCTATAATATTGGTTTGTTAACCATAACTTTTCTTCCTCATGTAAATATACACAAGCAGAAATTGGGTAAGTTACTGAATTTCGCGCTTTACCCTTTACTTTAAATTGTGGATACTTTGCAGTACCTTCAAAAAAATTCTTATAAGCTGTATCAAGATTAATTAACGAATATTGTAATACAGTAACACTGGCATTTTTTAACCATTCCGTGCCACCCATATGTTCTGGCCAATATTCATCTGGATGTTTTTTTAATTGAGTCAAACGCTTATTACAATCTACCCTACTAACACGTGTCTTATCCTTTTCATATTCACCTTTACGAGTAGCTAAACCCCAATTGAATATAGCACGGGCTGCGGCAAACTCAATCTCTAGCTGCGCTTTCTGCCTTTCATCAGGATAACAAGGAAATTTATATGCTCGTAATATCAACTTTAATAACCTTTAATAGCGTAAGATTAAAGGATAACACATCACCTAATCACTGTCAATAAATATTTGGCACCCCGAGAAGGATTCGAACCCTCGACGGTCTCCTTAGAAGGAAGCTGCTCTGTCCTACTGAGCTACCGGGGCATTTTAAACTAGATATACTTTAGGTCGTTTCTGTAAATGACTCATTAAACGATATGCTCTAACTAGTGTTCTAAAACGTTCATTCAATAGAGATGAGTTTATCTCTTTACTCCGCGTTCCTATACGTTCTTTTAATTCATCATCCTTACGTTTAACAACTTCTAATTCTTCTTCAATAGATTTTGTTGTTCGTTTTTTCAATCTTTCTTCTTCACGTTTATATCTTTTAGCATTTAATGCTTTTTGATATAAATCCATAATATTTTCTCCGACGTTTATACTATTTACCACAACTTTGGCACACCCGGAAGGATTTGAACCCTCGGCCCTTCGCTTCGTAGGCGAACGCTCTGTCCAGACTGAGCTACGGGTGCATTATTAATTATGGTGTGGGGGTGTCTTGGGTTATCTCCACCATGTTTCCCTTTACACTGTGCCGGTATCAGCCTGTCCACAGAACACCACAGTTCAAATTCACCTTCATGTGCGCTTACAAACGGTTATGGTGATGGTTGCCATGTTACGTACTCGAACCGTCATCATCTTATACAGTGCCTACGTTTGGCACCGCCATATCCTTGGTGAAACTTGGCTGGCCCACTAGGATTCGAACCTAGACCGAGAGCGTCAGAGGCTCATGCACTGCCAATTATACTATAGGCCAATTGTAAAATTAATATTGTGGGAAGTGTACCGGGCATGACCCCAGTACCGGCCTATTTTATTCCCATTGGGCATAGACCCGCTCCTATCATGCCCCCCAGAGAATAGGTTAACATGAATTAATATCACTTCCAATGACTTTCAGTCTCTGCGATGAAAGCCACATTACAACACTAATTGGTCGGGAATGAAAGATTCGAACTTTCGGCCCCTGCGCCCCGAACGCAGTGCTCTGACCAGACTGAGCTAATCCCCGAAACAAGTGCTCTACCAGACTAAACTGCGTAGAGATAATTCAATTGCAGGGCCGTATGCTATTATGCCTAGTCTTGACATCATAGTGGTGACGACTAACTCTCCACGGCTACCTGCAAACTCTTTTATTGGTCGGGAATGAAGGATTTGAACCTTCGGCCCCTGCGCCCCAAACGCAGTGCTCTGACCAGACTGAGCTAATCCCCGATAAAATATACTTCTGTACGTTTTTCCCTTTCATATATAGGAATGGAAATACCCTACAGATAGGATTGGTTGCCCTATAATGCATATTTATGCACTCTTCCACAATTTACCACAGTATATTTTAAAATAAAAATGATAGCTGACAAGATTTACACTTAGGAACCTTTTGCTTATGTCATGCGTAGTTCACGTTGCATACCCATCATTACAAGGTAGTATGCACTCGTCTTAGGCCACTCTTGGCTGTTTTCTTACACACCTTTACGTGTTAGTACACTATCAAATTGGTGAGGTGGGTTGGACTCGAACCAACTATAGTTAGTTTTACAGACTAACGCTTATCCACTTTAGCTTCCGCCCCAAAATTAGATCCGCCACAAGACTAGGGTGGCCTACCCATAATACTAGTGGGAATTTGAAACCCACATTCCCCGCTGCAAAGGCAAGGTCTTGGCCTTAGATGATAGTATTACTTCTCATCTTGTGACTTGATAATAATTCAAGGGCCAACCAGTCCCCGGAGGGAGTGGATGGTTCCTTTTCATATTACCCAACGTTTGGTGCATGAGGTAGGAATCGAACCTACAAGGCCGAAGCTTCAGATTTACAGTCTGATGGACCCACCACGCTGTCCAACTCATGCATAATTTCTATCAAATGTGCTATATATAGAGCATTAAACCGTCTAATGTATCATATATGATACATTTGGTACCCCTGAGAGGCATCGAACCTCCACGACCTTTCGGCCACTGAGTTTTAAGTCCAGCGTGTATACCAGTTCCACCACAGGGGCATTGTTATTCGCTTGCAGCTTTACGATATAAGGCTGGGCACATATTACATATCTTACACGTGGTACTACATGGCATTGTATAAAAGGGCGAATGCATTGCTAGAGAAAATGTAGCAATCAACTCTTTCGCCTCATCTAATGAGGAACTAATCCACTCTCTTGAAGAATGTGGATAGCTGTGCGGCAATCCAGTAAACCACCCTATAGCCCGCGTGCGCCACGGTATTACAACTCTTTTTACCGGAGTATCAGAATATAACTCTGCCATGAGTGCCTCTTATATACATGTAAAGCTGATATTATATCACAATAATCTATAAAGTGGTACCGCCGAGAGGACTTGAACCTCCATGCCCTTTCGAGCACATGCGTTTGAAACATGCGTGTATACCAATTCCACCACAGCGGCATTGCTTTTTGGTACGCTATGTCGGATTCGAACCGACGTTCCCTGAATTGAAAGTCCAGACTCTTGGGCCACTAGAGGAATAGCGCATTGTTACTTTAAAAATGTAGTAGTGCCGGAAAGTACTAATCGTGTCGTATGTACCCCTTACACCACTTGGGTTGGTGCCGGAAGGCGTTTTCGAACCTACTAATTTGGTACCCCTGAGAGGCATCGAACCTCCACGACCTTTCGGCCACTAGTTTCTAAAACTAGCGTGTATACCAATTCCACCACAGGGGCATTGTGTTTGTTAGAAGACATGAACGGATTCGAACCGCTGTTCTAATCTAGCAGCCAATCTAAGTTATTAGTTTGTAAGACCCTTAGATTACCAGACCCACTAGCACTTATCCACTCAGCCACATGTCTAAATTCGTGCTGTGCATTTATCAGGCCACCGAGTCTTGGTGGTCACTCACCATCATAATAACAGACAGTGAGGCGGTCACAGCACCGCAGTAATTGGTTGCATATAGTATCGGAAAGTGATACTTTATGCAAGTGATTTGGTAGAACCCCCCCGAATCGAACGGAGATATCCTGTTCTTCAAACAGGCGCAATAGGACCACCTCTGCCAGAGTTCCATAAAGCCGTCTATTGTTTCACCGGACGGAGACAGATACCCAAATGGTGATGGGATTTCTTTTCGGCGGCGAAGGACGAATGTCCAATGTGATCCGCGTGGCTGGCAACCTGATTACCACATCAGGTCGAGTTCCGCTATGTAGATCGGGGCATTTCAACTCTTGCGCCGGTACTTGGTCTAACCGGGAGACTATAAGTCTCTCTCTACATAACCCTAATTTTAAAGCAAAAAAAGCGGGCCTTTCTGCCCGCTTTCTCTTGAAGTTCTTTTTGGTGATCTACATTTCTTTATCACCTACTCCTGAGAAAGCGGAGGTTCTATCATAATTCTCGCGGGCAATTTCCACACGCAATGGAACACACGCGAGAATCGCGGGTAATTGCTGTATAAATTGTTTCGCTAGTAAAGTTTTCATAGTTCCGTTTTCAATGTTAAGGGGCTTAATTGCCCACAGGGGTAAACCTGTATTGTTAAAAGTATTTATGCATCTTACACAAAAATTTTTATCCTGTCAACCCTTTTTCTTCCTTTTTTCAAAAGTAATAATTTCAGTACTTCCATCTTGGTGGTGAATCTTCAAAACATCACCCGTAGCCTTCAACATTCTATATAGCTCTGCTGTATATTCTAATGCTGAACTTATAGCAGTTGCCTTGTTTGGCGACTCTAATAAAGCTTTGAGATATTCTGTATTATGGATATCCCTATCCGTCATCCTCATTGTTACTTTTCGTGTGTTCATGCTCTAAGTATATATGTCAAAAAAATCCTTGTCAACCCTTTTTATCATCTTTTTTGAATCAAACATCATGTGCCTGTTCCAAGATCAGCCCTTTTAGCCCGTATCCCTTTCATAACCCGCATCTTATCATCACCCTTAGATGCCCGATGACATATAACGGAACTAGGAGATGGTGTCGAATTATCACCCCGTAACATCTGAAAATATTCCTTGGGGAGTTCACCAACTCTCAAATTTCTTATCTCTTCACCCTGTTCCAACCACAATTCATCCAAAGATAATTCATCTGACCAAGTATCATCGACTATCTTTCTATTCCATTCTTTCAAAAACGCCAAGGATTCCGGGGTATAATTGAAATACAGCGTACCTACTTGCCACGTTCTATCCCTATGCTTACCCATCTTTCTTGCAGCAAAATCAAAAGGATAACCTTCTCTGAGAAGTTCTGGAATATGTAATATAGTACCATCCACGTCAATCCACAACACTGGCCGCTGTAACTCCTGTATGGCCTCATAGATAAACTGTGGCTTCATTCTGGTGTTCGCCACCCACCCCCCGGCATCTTCTCTAGATACAATATGATGCTCCAGCCCCAAAACTTTACATGCAACCCGCATCTTAATAGCATAATTTGGATATAGCCACGCCCGTGTGTAAAAACTAATTATTGTTGGGTACGGATTACTCATTCAAATAGCTCTGTAGTGCTCTTGATATTTTAGTAGTATCAATACTGATACCAGCCTGATAATTAAATTTTCCCAAATCCTCTACGGGAATACGTTCTTGAAAATCAATACATTCAGCTACTAGTTTCACAGACTCAAAATGATCGTGAAACTTAATACCGTCCCCGTTCAATTTATCTGAATGCTTGACCCAGATAGCCGGGATACCATAAGCGTGGGCTATAATCACCCCATGCAATGAACTGCTAATAATTCTTTCACATTGTAGTGTTTGAGCTATTACCTGCAACGGGTTGGCATTCAATGGGTTTATTATCTTGACAGTTTGATCGTATCTATACCATTTCGAAACAGTTTCGGTATCAACATAATGAGCAAACACCCCATATTCAAATCTCTTAGGAAGATCTGTCCTGTTATATACCTTTGGCATAAGTAATGCCGGGTCACCAAATATTGGTGGACACTTAACATGTCTTTGTTGAAGGATTTCATACGTTCTGGGTCCACGAACACATAGATATATGGCATCACGCTTTACCTGATCACTGGCACGCATCATCCCACTACCCCAGATAATAGTATTGTTTTCAGCACGAGAAAGGATGCTCCCCGTCCCAAATAAGGTTGGGGACGTAAATGGCATATTGACGAACACACAAACATGATCACTAAAGTGTTCTACTAACAATGGAGTTAGTATATCCCCAAAATTACCGGGCGACGGGCCTTTTGACCACCAAGTATTAACAGTTTTCATATTTTTATTTAGTCTCGGATGAATTATATGGAAAAACCGTATATTACAATAAATACTTCTATATTGTCAATGAGGAATTGTTATGAATTTGCTAAATGAAATGGTAAGTGACTGGGAACTTACGGAACTTGCAAAACAGATGGATGCTGTACTCAATGAATACAAGCATCTGGTGGCCTTCACCCAGTTAAATGAAGGCGTTTTAGATGATCTAAGTGATGATCTTGTCCAAAAGGTTGCTGAGCTACAGAGCAGAATAGAAGCTGTAGCAAGGGCCAGAACTATTGTAGCTAGACTTCAGAAAAGTGGTGGCTTCGACAAAAAGGAGTCTGCTAAACACAGGAAGGCAATAACCAATAACAGTAAATCCTTGACTGCCGCCTTAAAGCGTACCATGAAAAACATGGATAAGATCAAGAAAACAGCCAAAGCGGAAATCAAAAAAGCCACTACAGGAAAGGTTAAAGGAGAACAGCCAGATGACGGTTTTGCACCGGAGGCTGATATCACAGTTTATGGCAAATTCGCTCCCTTCATATTGAATATGGCAAGTCAGGGCAAGCTTAGCACCGATATTATACAGAATGATAAGTATTCCGAAACCTTCGACATGCTTAAAAAAGATGAGTTTGTAACCGCAGATGGTGCCATTACTCCAGAGGGGAAGGAAGCATTAGAAGCCCATAGAGAAAAACGTGGCAAGGCTGCACCACTACAACGCCCTAGTGCAATAGACGACTTAGCTGCTATCGGTGGGGATGATGGGGATGATAACCTAGACGACCTTAAGTTCGGTTAATTCACACCAAACAAAATAAATTAGTTGTGGTGATCTACCGATTCTGCCGTTCTCGATTGCATAAACCTCTTTACCTCTTCAAAGGCATAAGGTCTGTATTCAGGGGTTATCTCCTTAGAGTCTACTCCTACATCAAGTGATTTATGATATGGGGGGAGTGACCCATGAGAATGACCGTATAGATGCCATGAACTGTGATGTGCCCTGTTCCACACCCTCATACCGTAGTGAAGAAGAACTATATGCTGTTTTTCAATATTGATTTCTCTATAATGAAAAATGGCATTAAGCAATCCTTTGCCTATAAATTCCCTTCCGCGTTTCATAAAAGGCTTATCATGATTTCCCAAGATAAGATTCTTCTGACCATTCAATCGTCTTAGAATGGCTCTGATACCAGTTTGACTCATAAAGCCAAAATCACCCAAAAACCAAACTACATCACCGGGGTTAACCGTGTCATTATGATTCTTGATAAGTGCCTCATTCATTTCCTCAATGGAAGCGAAAGGGCGATTTACAAACCTGCAAATGTTTTTATGACCAAAGTGTTGGTCGCCTGTAAAAAATGTATTCATGAATTTCTCCTTTCGTTATATACATTTTTTACCCCTGTGGTTGGCATTATTGCCTTGTCTCCCGATATTTTAAAATGCAATCTGAGGATATCATGTAGGCCAAAACTGCATCCTGATCATAATATCTCATAGTAAAGTCAATAATCTTATTTATATCTTCTCTCGGACACATGATCCTTACAGGAATCATACGTTCTGTAAATAATTCCCCATCCGGGGCCACAAACTGCCCTCTAACAGGACTAAGTATAGTTAACCCATGGGAAAGCCTACGAACTTTTACATCCCATACCCTGTGGTATCTAGTACGAAATGGCTTGCCCTCATTGTTTGCCGTAGGCACAAGGATTTCCCACATACTAGAGCTGTTTACTGGGGTACGCTTGGTGTCTGTGTTATTCATGAGGAACATGATAGCACATCTTTTTTAAAAAGTCTACTCAGGAAGTAATGTTTCAAATATTTGGCGGCTAGGGAGGGGTTCGAACCCTCGACTCAGGGTTTTAGAGACCCCCGCTCTGCCAGACTGAGCTACCTAGCCATTACCTTCGTTTTCGTCTTATCTTCTTTCTTTCCGTTATCTTTGCTTTCCTTCTCGCTTGATCTAGTTTAATCTTTTTTACGTGAGAAGTAAAGAGAATTCCGTTCAAATGATCAAGTTCATGTTGAAAACATCTAGCCAATATACCATCCAAATCCCTCTCAACCAAGTCTCCTTCCACATCAAAATAAGCAACCTTCACAGTTATTGGACGTATGATATCAAGGTACAAACCGGGGAAGGATAAACAGCCCTCCAAAGAAACACTGCTAAACTCGGAAGTCTCAATTATAACAGGATTGATGCACACCAAAACTTCTGGAGAATTGTTCATTACAAACAGCCGTATGTTCTTGCCGACCTGTGGGGCGGCAAGCCCAATCCCATCAGATAATGCCATACACGCCAACATCTCATTAGCAAATAGCTTAAGCTGGTCGGTTTTAAACCAGTGGTCTTTCACTATAAGGTTTGGTGCTGTGAGTTCCTCACTACCAAGCTTGAGAATTTTAAAGGGCATGATCTTGCGTCACAAGCACTGTCGCCTCCGCAAGTACGACATTTTCCCATTTCTTGTCTTTACTACGTAGAGCATGGTATAATAGAGTACATATCTGCGCCGGAGACTTATTGGGATGTAATCTAGAAAGGGTGTCCAGAATACATTGCATTACATCAGCAGCCTCATAGAACGGGGCATCTAGCTTTTTCATCTTGTTTTTCATTTTACCTCGTTCAATCTGTACTGCCTCCGAAAATTCACCCAACTCCTCTATTGCCTTAGATAGCACATCAGATATGCTCCAGTCATTAGCCTCGGCAACAGGTTGCAGTTTTCTAGATAATTTAATAGTAGCATACAATGCGTCGTTTTCATATTCCATCATTATCTTCCCCGACAATAAGATGTAAAATGTGATTATAAACTATAAAACACTCCTTGACAAGCACGAAATGAATAAATATAATACGAAGCAAGAAATTGGAGAATAATAATAATAATGAAAGTTACCGATATATGCCATGATGTGCAAGACGTATTGATGGAAAGTGGATTAAATTTTAACGAATTATCCCCCCTTCATGTCGGAGCACTTAAAGCGATTTATGATGGCCGCTTGGATTTTGATAATGCTTCAGACCGAATGATGGATATAGTGTACGAATTACAAGAGTATGGGCTAGTTGATAACAACAGTGAACTAACAAAAAATGGGCAACAGGCAATTGAGCTAAGCCACAGCCTTGGTGGTAGCAGGGACAGGCGAAGAGCCGCTAATATGAAAAACTCCAAAGAAATTGATAGTGAATTACTCCCTAATACTGATGTATACGATGACGAGTATGACAGTAACTTCAAATTAGGTGATGATGATTCCGTTATGCAGATGAACAGAACTGGGACTTTCAACCCACATGTATAAAAAAGGGGCTTTCGCCCCTTTTACAATCTTTCTTACAATCTTTTTTACGGTAAAATACTTGCAAACATCTTCAAGATTTCTTTCTTAAGGAATTCTTGTGCTTTCGGGTCATTTTGCACGGCTTCAGCTAATGTCAAAATACGTCGGCCCTTAACATCTTGCTGCAACGACTCGTAGATCGGATCTGGCATAGCTCCCTCGGCAGATGGTGTAACAACCAAATCACACGTAACAAAGTTGTAACCACCAACATCACCGTCATCACCAACATCACCAGTACCACGGCTAGATACGCCATAACGGGCACCACTCTCTGCGAGTGTCTGGGCTATTTGCCCCATTGGGGTATCAAGAAGTTCCGCTCTACCAATAGCATTGGCACCATCCATGTACAGTTCTTTAATAACATGAGAAATCCTATCCATATTAATAGTCAAAGTCTGTGGATGATCAAGCTCACCAAAAATACCACCATGTGTTTTAATGTTATTGGCAGCGGTAGATACAACATTGCTAATTTCGGAAAGAGGATAATTACGCCCATTCCTATTCTTAACATCTGCTTGCATAAAAATACCTTTCAGGTAAAACTTCTTCTTACCATCTTTACCTGTCACGCCCTCGGTAATGATATTACCCTCGTGAGGCTGCAACGTTTCAATTAATAGACCCGTTTCCATAATATACCCCGTTACTTACTGTCGTGCTTACCCTTCGTGGTGGCAGAACCACCAGTCTTGTGATCACCCTTTTTATGAGACTTTCGTACATCGTGCTTATCGTAGTTACCGTCTGTCTCAATGTCAGATGCTGCACCCGGATGTGCCGCGTCAGAACCGCCCTTAATCTTATCCTTATGGCCAGAACGTGGGTCATGTTGATCATAATACCCAGTCTTATGACGAGGATCAACTTCATGGCCAGAATGTGCAGGAGCGTCACTCATATTCACATCAGTGCCTCCATCATAGCTGCCTTCCTTACTATCACCCTGTTTTGTTTTCTTGGAGTCAGCCATACGCTTGGTTCTCTTATCAGCACCGGCTTTCTGCTTGGTAACAGCCGGTTGTACATCAGCCGCGCCTTCAGCCACGTCATCTTCATTGATGGCATCTTCTTTCACACTGAATTTCTCAGCTATATGGCCATACAACTCTTCCAAGGAAGCAAATTCTGCTTTCTCGCCGTCGGCAGCTTCAAACTGGATGGAAGTTTTCGAGTCTTCTACGTCATGGGAAAAGGTACCAACTTTCTTTCCAGCAACCAATACATCGTTGCCGTCAAGCTTAATGTTGTTTTCCTTACCTGATTCCAAAGTAATTTTAGTCTTTGCAGTAATGTAAGACTTCATAGAATCGCGTTCTGCTTCTGTATCATTGTTAGCAACCGCGTCAACAAAGGCTTCTAGGGATTCATATAATTTCGTTTTTGCTTTTGTGTTCATTGTAATATCCTAATTTAATCGCCTGCTATTGAAATTTCCATCCATTGTCGGAATCTACGAGGGTTCAAATCCTCTTTATCCCGACGATGATGTCTCTTTTTAATACCACGCTTTTTAGTTTCGATCCTTTCACCATCACTGGCGAAATCATCATCTTTTTTTCTCTCCGATTCGTGATCTTTCTCTGAATCATCATCAGTATCATGATGATCAACAACGTCGGAAAACGAATTAAAGTATTTATAATATTCTTTCAAATATTCTTTAAATGACTGTTTAAACATATTTATCCAATCCCCCGCTGTTTTTGGAAAAAACTTCCCAAATGGGAGGGTTTAACTTCAATCTCGTATGCGAAGCGGTTAATCTCATGACCCAGCTCCACCACCGGCTCCACCACCGGCTCCACCACCTCCAGCTCCACTACCACTACCACTACCAGCTCCACTACCCGCAGGGGCAGCACCACCAGCAGGGGCAGCACCACCAGAGGGTGAAGCAGCAGGAGCGCCTGCATCTCCAACATCTCCATCGCCGGAATTATCCACGCTAGTTTTCATTCCAGTACTACCGTACATATCCTTCTTTTTGGTACGAGGCAATTTACTAACACTGTCAACATTATCCCTGAATATGTTAGGTAACTTACCACCACTTAAACTGGTAGCATCCCCAGATGATTTTATGTTAGTAATTTCGTGCAGTTTCATTCTTCGCCTTTCTGCCTGCCCGTATAGGTAGACCATAGTGGTCTTCCATAATAGGCATTATCTAAATTTCTCCAAGCATGATCCGCTGGTATATTGTACTTCTTTGCAAGTAATTTGGCCAATCCCCAAGATCTGGATTCCCACTCTTTACTATTTCGTGGATCTTTTCTAAGCACCTTGCCCAATTCTTTAACGTGTGCTACATACTCTGGATCTAAAGTATCGTCAGCGTCACTTGGTTGAACATCCCATGTTTGTGGATTCTCCTCGTCCCAGTTAGGAATATAATCATCCTCTTCATTCATTCTGTCACGTCCACGCATACCACGTTCACCACGAGCCATATTCCTAGCCGCTCTGCCCCTATTCCCCATGGCATTTAGCCGTTGATGCATCGGGTTCATTCTTTCCGTCAAATCTTCATCGGCGCTAAGACGCGTAGTTTTAGCGGCCATAACATCATTAGCAGCAGCTTGTGCTTCCTCGTGGTCTCCACGAGAAAGAGCCATTACCATATCTCTAATTCTGTCTTTATCACTCATCCTTGTTTTCCTTAGCATCAACATCCTTAATGTCAACATCGTCTGCTTCGCTTTCGTTGGTAATCCTAGTTGTCTTAGCAGCCATAACATCATTAGCAGCAGCTTGTGCTTCCTCGTGGTCTCCACGAGAAAGAGCCATTACCATATCTCTAATTCTGTCTTTATCACTCATAATAATTATCCTTCTTTTTTAATTGCTTTTAGTAATATCTGATGACCATGTTCAAGCCCTTTAACTACGGCCTGACGGGTCTCTGATGTAACAAACTCTTCCCATAACCTTTCTTCTTTAAGAATCTTAACTGCATATGCCTTGACACCATCAGAAACAATTCTGGACCAAGCCTGTTCAGCAAGTAGGGTGTCATATTCATTCCTTTTCCAATGCTTAACCAAAGTGTTCCGAAGATCAGACATCTGTGTGTGTAACTCGGAATCACTCTCCATAAAGACAACAAGATCATCTATCATAGAATCATCAGTGCCACTTTCCCTCAATGATTTTAATTTGATAGAACCATGCAAAAAATTACTGAACGAGGTGTCAACACTCCGTTCGGTGCTTCCCATAATGATCTCATTTAGGAACGATTGTTTCATTTCGCCTCTGTAAAACGCTATACTCTTAATTATTTATGGTAATTGGGCTTTTTACGGACAAAATTTAAGCAGCTTCCGGTGCTGGAGTTTCAGATGCTTGGCCTAATGTGGTTTCTTCGCCAGTTTCTCCACCTTCCCCACCTTTAGTTTCTCCACCTTCATCTTCCAAATCCTCTAATTCATCGCCACCTTCTTCTGAGGGAGGAGCGCCCGCTCCACCTCCACCGCCCGTGCCACCGTCAAATCCACCAGCTTCTGCATCTTCTGGCTGGTAAATCATTGGTAAATCACGATCATCACCCGTTGCCTGTAGACCCTTTTCAATGCGGATCATGTCCTCATTACGTTTAATTTCATCCTTAGACCACCCAGCATATCTCTCCAAAGCAGTACGTTTTGCAATAAACGGTATACCTTCGGCAGTTGTAAAGTTACCAAGTAGATCAGCATCCATAGCTTGTTGACGAGATGCTTGATAATCAGAAGGTTCAGGTAAGGTAATTCTGTAGATGGTAGAATCCACGTGAATGCCGGAATCATATATCCAGCGTTTAAATTCTGCATCCAATACATCTTCAACATATCTCTGAAGACGTTGAATGTATTGACTAAACTTAATTTCTTGAATGTATGCAATACCAACACGGGCTTCATTCTCTACAGCTTGGCCATCTTCAGTTGATGTTCCAAGATAAGATGATGGGATACGTAGCGCCCGCCACATCTTACGATAGAAATAATCTAGTTCTGTTAGTTCACCAAGACCTTGACCTCCCGGTAAAGTCTCTACTTTTGAACCACCATCATTTGGTCTTTTTGCAAAATAGAAATCCTCGTTCATGCTCTGCGGGTTATAGACAGATTCAACCTGCCATTTTCCACCATAACGAGTAGGTACTTTCTTCTGCTTGATCTGGTTCCTGAATCTTTCTAACACACCCGGAATTAGATGATCTGGCCTATTACCAACGTCTATATAAAATACTCTCTTTTCCGGGGCTCTTGAAATTCTATAAATTAGAATAGAATCTTCCAATAATTCTTTCTGTTTGAATACCCTATATGCTGGGCGTAAAACGGAAATACCGAACGGTGCCTCATCGGAGGTATCATCCAAAATACTGAAACGTACCACTTTATCTTTGTCTAGTGACTGAACATTATGGTCAGCTAAATCACCGCTAGTCTGAAATGCCACACTTGATTGCCAATATTGGTTTGGCTTCTTATACTCTTGCTGCACATGCCATCCACGGATGTCTGTGATATCATCTTCACTAACAATAGCACCTATAACATGCTTCGGATGGATAAATTTAAACCGCTTGTTCTTGTTCTTATTTCGTTCAAAGAAACAGTCACCATACTTGATCATGTTCCTCGCTAAGTAAAACAACCGGCCACCCTGCCAATTATGTACTCTGGTCCATGTTTTAAGAGCAGCACGCAATGTTGCAAAGACGTGACCGGGGATATTTTCCTCTGATCCAGCCTCTATCATAATGTTAAGCGGCATACGAGTCTTAGGATTATTACCTGTCATTTCCTCGGCCATAATATCAAGAGCACGAGCAACATCAATGTCATTATCCATGACATCAAACTCACGATAACGTACTAATCGGGTGGTTGATCCTTGAACTATTCTCTGATACCAACCGTGATTACCATATAATCCACGACTACCAGAAATGTCCTGATTATCCTGTATCGACACGTTGGGTGACTTAGGGTCAACAATCTTAAAATATGTCTGTATACTATTGCTTTTCACGTGTACATCCTATATGTTCTTTGCTATATTTATACTGACCGGGTGCAACTGATTCTAGTTTGTGAATTAATCACACCAAGGTATCTCCGCGTTTCAATATTAAATTCTGGTAGAAAGATCTCCCTCCACCAATTATACCAAACTTGTTGACTATTCTGGCTATGTGGTAATGCCCATCATAATAAAATCTTTCCGGTATATCCTCATTTTCTTCACCCGCACCTTCAACTGGATCAGTCTGGCTCTTTTCAAATATTGTAAGTCTAAGATACATGGGGTTCACTTCTGGTTTTGGGTAGTAATGTACAACCCCATCCTCATCATTTACCACATCCTTTGGGTTGCGGTTTATATCAGATAAAAGAAAGGGATTACCCAGAATGACAAGTTCATAATCAGTCGTCTGCGTATAAGTATATCTATCCATCAAATTAACAACATTACCAGCCTGTTGAGCACTCTCAAGACCATCAATAATATATGAACCAACCATCGGCCTTATGCCACTATAGATTGATTGAAAGAAGGGTACGGTTAGATTGCGTTCTGCTGTAGCTTGTTCTCTATCCCCATAAACAATGTTGGTACCGGAAGCTTCAACCTGTTCCTCCAACATATTATCTCCAGAATCATAATTAATATGAGACTTGAACGCCACAACATCAACATCCCCTTCCAGTGGGTCATTTAAGAAAAAATGGAGAGCATTATCACCAGCTTCCCCCGGTCCCTTATCCACCACAATATTATCCGCTATAGTTTTCCCATGTATAATACCGTTTCGTGGGATATCATATCTTCGTATTTTGATGTTTATCTCATACCCAATCTCATTCGTTCTTTTTCTTATGGCAGTCACAGTCACTTTGAATGTCTTCGGTGTGATTTTTATAGCATCTACGCCTATCTGTTTGGATAAAAGCATTATGTCTGATATCAAATCCAAAATGTGGACTCCGGGTCTTACTGGAAATACCCGTATTCCGTTCTCATTCTGTGGTATATTTGGTTGTTCAAACGGCATATTACGATTATCAATTTGGTAATCATCATAAAGGGGGTCAAGATCTATTTTATAACTTATCGGTAACTGTTCTGGGGATGGTTCTTTGGTTTGTTTTATGGAACCGGTAATTTTATGTAAATGAGAAACATTTATCTCCTCAAGCCACTCTTGTAATTGCCCTTGGTGAGTGTATTTCAATTGATTCAGATCAGCTTCAAAACCCTCAAATATATCTTTAAGACTTGTCATTGGTTTAGACAAATCCATCCTGTCCTTTCTCTTTTGGTTGTTCTCTTGATCTTCTTGTTCCCTAAATCTAAGCGTGCTACCAGTACCAGTACCCCGTGGAATCTTTGTGTGTATGGTGTCCTCTTTGTGTGTTATATTCATCTGAAATACGCTGGAGAACGAACGCAACAACCCAGTTGTATTAGAAGCCCCCATTACATGCAAAATGTGAGTGTGGGGCGTTATTGATCCGACCTCTGGCACTGATTCGATACTGTCAATATTAAAGAAAAACGGATTTATTCTAACTGTGTCTGGGGATCTAACATCATCCCCAAGAGAATCCACCGTCGATTCATCTACAGTAAATATTGTTTTTAGCATAAACGTTGCATGGGATAAGGACATTAAATTCTTTGCACCACTAGCATCCTTATTCAAATGGGACAATACCTCCCTCTGAAGATACCCTATAAAATTGTATGGCACAAATCTATCGGCAACTACCAGTTTACCAACACTTGTTGAAGTACTCACCCCTATACACGGGGTAAAATCAAAATCCCAAATAGCCTCTGGTATACTAAAACGTTGGTCAGTAAACTCATTAATAACAACCATGTTCGGGCCTACCCCTTCTACAGACCCCCCAACAGTAACGCCCTGCGGATTAAATTCTTTAACATCAAAAGCATCTTCCGCATATTTAAATGCAACAAGAATGTGCCGGAAGGTTGTGCTTCCTGATTCATTTAAGGGGTTTGCTGGGATAGACATATGATTGCTTATCCTTTAACTTGATGCAGAACGTGATAACAGCTCATAGAACACACGATCTTTAGATGGAAGGATCACTGTTTCCCCCGTTGCAAGTTCTTCATTGATATCAACCACATTATTATATTGCAAAACTAACCACCCAAGATCATTCCTACCATAATAATCATAAGCAATTAAATCGGGATGACCAGCATATACGTTGGTGATCTTAAAGGAAAAGTCAGATATAACATCCCTTGGTAAAACATCTCGTTCCCACCAACGAATAAAATGTTCGCCAACCTCGGCTACTCCTCCTTGGACATAACGAGAGTTTTTCTTTTTTACCGAACTCTTAGATGTGTATAGCTTAAAAACCATATCAATATCCTACTAATATCCCCTTTCTAAATTCTTTCAAATTAAATTCATTCTTTTGCGTGTTAGATTTTGCATCATCATCACTAAGACGAGTAGATGTACTCTTATGAGATTCAATTAAGGTTACATCAACACTCTGTATAATGGGGACCATGGCTAGATCTGGAACTTCAATATAATCAACATCCTCTGGATAATTAACACTCATCTCAGACAACACCGTCGGAATGCTGTTAAATTGTTTTTTATATCCATTTAAACGAAGTATTGGTGGCCTGCCTGTTTTGCCTTCACCCGAAGCTCCGCTTTGGGATTGGGGAATCATCCAAGATCGTAACAGATTAACGTAGCCATAATTCAGTTCTGCCTCATCAATCGTTCTAGATATAAACTTAGCACTAATAGTGAAACGTCTATTACCAGTCATCTTATAAACAACTATACCAACTGGACCCGGTAACGCTTGATCAACATATTCCGCTGTTCTTGATTCCGCTAAAGTTGGAGAAGCATCAAATATAACCACACCACCATCTACCACCTTTTGCCGTTCCGTGGCATTCTCATTATTCTTCCTTTGATCTGGAGTCATAGGACCCACAAAATTATTGGGGGCTAACACACGCCCAGCAGCGATACTGGCTCCAGACCCCTTGTCTTTAGCAAACTGGCTAAGTCGTACTTGATAATAATCACTCACCGATGAAATACCTCTGGCATATGACAATATTTATAGACACATACAATAGTTGTAAATATATAATTCTATTGATCTTTATTACAAAATGTGATATACTTCAAGATTATATAACTAAAAACAATAATATGGTAAATAACATGGCAAAATCAACTAAAAAGAAAGTCACGGAAGAACCAAAACCAAAGATAAAAAAGAAAAAAAATTATTTAAATAACAAAGACATGCTGGCCGAACTTAGAAAATGCCACGAACAAGATAAAATGACGGATGAGTTCGCCAAAATGATCATGCTTTTAGCTGCTCGGTATGGAAGTAGATATGAATACTCTGATTACAGCCCCCACATTGAGGATATGAAGAGTGTTGCAGTGACAAATGTTGTCAGGGCGTGGCGTAGTTTTGATCTAGAAAAGTACGATAATCCCTTCGCTTACTTCACTCAAGCAATAAAACACACATTTTGGCAATATGTTTCGCAAGAAAAGAAGCATAGATTGAACAGAGATGCTATACTTATCTCTATGGGGGAATTACCCTCGGATGCTTACATGGAAGATTATCGTAAAGAAAGGGAAGAACTTAAAAAAGAAAAAAAAGAGAAAAAGTAAATGAAGGGAAAAGCCGCGTGTTTTACTGATATACACTGGGGGCGAAAGAACAACAGTGAGTTGCACAACCAAGATTGCCTTCGCTTTATAAACTGGTTCTGTGATAATGTAAAGTCAGACGATCAAATAGATCATATTATCTTTATGGGTGATTGGTTTGAACAACGTGCTGCTATTAACGGCCTAACCTTGGATTATGCCTATCGTGGTGCCCTGTTAATACAGGAGTTAAACCTACCAGTTTATTTCATTGTAGGTAACCACGACCTGTACTACCGTACAACCAGAGACGTATACTCCACGAATTTCTTTGATTCACTTGGGTTCAACATAATCAACACCCCACAAGTCATTGATGATCTGGGGCGTGGGGGAGCATTGATGTGCCCCTTCTTATTTGAAAACGAATACGCTGGCCTAGCCAAATACTTCAACACTCCAATATGGTTTGGGCACTTTGAATTCAAAGGATTCATACTTACTGGTGAAACCAGAATGAAAGAACACGGCCCAGACCCAGATGATTTCAGAAAACCTACCAGAATATTCTCTGGACACTTTCACAAAAGGCAGTCAGGCGGAAACATTACGTATATTGGAAATGCCTTCCCCGCTGACTTCAGTGATGCCAACGATACCAAACGTGGTATGCTAGTATATGAATACGGGCTAGATGATGCGTTCTTCTATGACTGGCCGGATTGCCCAAGTTATGCCAGAACAACATTATCAGAAATTGTAAAAACCCCTGACAGTATTTTAAGAAAAGATGCCATTGTCAATTGTGTTGTTGATATAGATCTAACCTACGAACAAAGCATAAAACTGAAAACCCAATTGGTTAAAAAATATGGACTCAGGGAAATAAACCTCCATGAAAATCCAGACCAGTTAGTTGCTCTGGAAGATACTAATATTAACAATGAAGAATTGGAAAATCTTGATACAACAGTAGATCTAGTTATAAACATGTTGAGCAAGATTGAAGCAGACGCCATTAACAACGATAAACTTATCACCATATTCAAGGGATTATAATGCCAACTCCCGTACAATTCAAAACACTCACCATACGTAACTTTATGTCATATGGTAACAATGATACCGTCATAAATCTTGAATTCAATGAGCCAGTTCTTATCATTGGTCAAAACCTAGATGCTATTGTGAATGGCCAAATTGACAGCAACGGTAGTGGTAAGACAGCTATATTGAATGCCTTGTCATTTGCCTTATATGATAGAACCATTTCCAATGTGGATAAGGGAAGTCTTATCAACAACATCAACAAGAAAAATCTTGAAGTGTCTGTTGTATTCGAAAAAGATGGAATAACTTACAAGATTGTTCGTATAAGAAAGAGCAAAACTAAAGCAGATGTTCGTTGGTTTGTTGGGGACGATGACAAAACCCGTGATAGTATCCTAAACACAAACAAAGAAATAGAAAGAATTATTGGACTACCATTTGACGTGTTCTCTAGAATTATTGTATTTAGCGCCACATTCAAACCGTTCCTAGATCTACCAAGCCGACATGCAACCAAGACCAATCAAACCAGTATCATGGAAGAGTTATTTGGTTACACTGAACTTACAGATAAAGCAGAGAACCTCAAAGAGGCTATAAAGGGAACCAAGGGAGAGTTCACTCACCTGAAAAATCTACAAGAACAGATCAGCCTTGAAATGGATCGCCACGACAAACAAGTAGAGGCAACAAAAGTTAGACTAGCCGAATGGGAAGAGGCACAACGGGTTAGGATCATATCTGCTGGAGACGAAATCGGTGCTATGTCACAAGTTGACTTCGAACAAGAACGTGACAGATTGACCGCTATTGTCGGGTTTGAGGATGCCGTCAAAACTGATGAGAACATCAAAGCGGAATTTGAAAGAGACATTCGTGAGCTGAACGACAAGCTTGAAACAGCTCAAGCACATCGTGAACGAATAGATAACATCCGTAAAAAAGTAAAAGCTATTGAAAGGGGCGTAGACTTTGACAAAGAACAAAAACGCTTAAATGAAATAGCAACTATTGAAGGGGAAATGGAAGACACCAAAACCCTACTGGATGCAAACCGGAAAGAAATAGAAGACCTTTCGAAAAAAATACACACCATAGCTACCACCATCAAAGACGCTGAAGATGACAACGAAAAACTAAAACAGGAACTTGAACAGCTTGGTGATGAAACCTGCCCGTATTGCAAGCAACCCTTTGTTGATGTGGAAACAAAAACCAAAGAAGTTAAAGCTGCTATACGAAAAAACAATGGGGTGATTAAATCATCCAAACAAGACAAAAAGAAACTTGATACTACTGTTGGGGATCTGACTAAATCCAGAAACGAAACACACAAAGAATTAACAAACTTGAATGAAACTCATGAAGAACTGACTTCAGGTGATCAACTTTCATCTAATGACTTGATCAAGCTACAATCACAGTACGATCAATTTCAAATCCAACTTAATTCCTACCAAGAAATTAAAGTGGATGATGACATTGAAGAAAAGATTGAAACTGCCCAAGAAAGAATAGATGACCTTGTTAAAGAAATAGCCAAACAACAAAAGCTTATAAAAAAGACCAAAAGCAAAGCCTTATTTAGTTCAGTAGCTGAACTTGAAAAGATGGCCACTAAAGAAGAGTTAATCAAAGAAAGACTTGCAGAACTAATAGCCGAAACCAATCCACATACTGACACGCTTAAAGAACTGAAAGAAGTTGAGTTTGACAATGATAAGTCAAAACAGCTTAACGAACTTGATGATACAATCAAACACCAAGAGTTCCTGCTAAAGTTGTTAACCAAAAAGGATTCTTTCGTAAGAAAGAATCTACTAGACAGAAGTTTACCTTTCCTAAACAAACGGCTTATGGTATACCTTGAAAAGCTTGGTTTGCCTCACCGGGTTGAGTTCCTACCTGACATGAGTGCCAGAATATCCCAATTTGGAACAGAGCTTGGTTTCACTAACCTTTCCTCTGGTCAGGCAGCTAGAGTTAATCTAGCCCTCGCTTTCGCCTTCAGGGACATTCTACAGGCCCGTCACGGCAAGATCTCCTTCTGTATGCTAGATGAGTGCCTTGACACCGGACTAGGCAACGTGGGCGTTCAGCTTGCTGCTAAAATGATTAAGGAAATAGCCGAAGAAGATAACATGTCAATGTTTATCATTTCTCACCGGGATGAAATAGCCAGTATGTTTGAAAGCAGAATGGTTGTTGAACTTAAGGATGGGTTTTCTAATATCGTGGAAACTGTGTAATGCTGCAAAGGTTACGCATTAAGTCCAATATTGGGGGTTAATGCGTCATTACTGACACTTTAGCCATCAAGGGACGGCCTGAACCGCCCCCTCTTTGTCCCTCCTGTAAGTTTACTTATGTGGAAGAAAAAACGCCTCCTTCCACCAATCTGGTGTCAATCTTTTAAACTGACTCCACAAATAGTTGAATGACTCATCTAATATATAAGTCACCCCCCAATCTTCCTTGCTTCTTACAATACGCCCACCACCTTGAATGATAGCTATCATTGCTTGACGCTGATACCATTCACTAGAAAGATCTTTACGTCTAGTAATCCATTCATCACTTAGGTTCGGATATGGCACCTTAACAAATATTGCAAAACGTGCGGTGTCTTCTACCAAATCCAACCCCTCAGTAGCAGAGGGTGACACTAGCACCATTGGTCGTGCCCCCTTGTTATCTGTGAACTCTTTGAAAGAATCGTCCCTACTAGCATTATCGTCGCCGCTATGGGAAATTATTTCGTGGTCTATGTTTCCTTTCAGTTGTGAAATTAACCACTTGGCAATTTGAAAACTTCCAGTATGAATAATACCAGAGTCAGGGCCGTGCTTATTATTTAGCAAGTCAATGACCTTATTTGACATCTTAGTACGTAGTGCCTGTTTTTCAGGTTTATTCCAACCGTATGCCATCTTGGATGTTGGGTGGAAATAAACAGGCCGGGAGTCTTCTGCAAATTCAGACGGAAGAGAAATAACAGCCACCTCGTCCTCTGGTAGTCCCATATCGGTTGCAAACTCATGAAAATTCAAAATGGTGGAAGACATAAACAGGAACCGATTCGCTTTTGGTTCCAATATATGCCGGAACAAATTGGCACCATATATTTCCTTAAACTGGAACCGGGTATCATCCGTCATCAATACATACCTTTGCTCCACCGTCTCAAGATCCTTTTTCACTAGATTCTTGACTAGATCACGGTGTCGCGCAATCTTCTTGAAATTTCGTTTAGCATTAAGTTCCGATGGTAACAAACCGCCATGTGAAAATTCATATTTAATATCAATGGCCTTGACTGACTTCTCTAATTCAAGGAAAAGTTCAGTAATCGCCTCAAGATATTCGTCCAGTATCCATTCATGTGCTTCTTTCAAGTCTCGTGGCTTGAAGAAACGCAATTTCATTTGGTCACACCGCTTACGCGTGATTTCAACTGCCCGATGATCGACTAACTTATTTTCTAATGTGTGACACTCGTCAAACACCATCAAGTCTTTAATTGGAAACACAGTGTCCTCACCCGGAAATAATTCAGAATACAACAAGGCCAATTTATAATTTAATACAACATGCGGAGTGCGTTTGATTGCCTCAAATGCCATTTTGGATGGGCAGTCTTCACATGCGGGTTTGATATCATTGCCTATGTCACAATCAAGCCCCGGTTTGGTATGGCATAAATAATTGGCCTTACCATAAACAGACTGTAAATTTTGATCACCAAATGACTCTTCGTACTGTCGTTGTAAAATACGCTGAGGTGTAAGGATGTAAGAACTTCCTAGAAACCCACGACCTAAGAAACTGGCATATGATATTGCAATTGGTGATTTACCTCCACCAACTGGGATCTGACAAAGAATAAATCTTTTCTTAGTTGGTAGTTCTGCCATCCAGTCTAAAGCAATTTTCTGTGATTCACGGGGTTCATACCCCGGCATTGCCCAATGGTCCCAAATATTTTTTGGTGTTGGTGGTGTTAATGTGGTAATTATCTGTGGGGATGTGTCCATAACTGTCTCCGATATAGTGTTGTATAATATACCAAACACTATGAAATTAGTCAAATGAAAAAATTTTAGATAACTGTTAAAACTGTATAAAATAACCTAAATAAATGAAAATAAAAAAATCAAAAATGGGGCCAAACGAAGTTAGGCCCGAATTTGGCCAACGCGAAGCGAAGGCCAAATTTGGAGAGATAGAGGTATGGAAGTTAAAAGCTGGATGATTACCTACGGTTAAAAGCATTTTAACAGTAATGAAAAATTTGTCAAGTGAAATATTTTCAAGTTGATAATAAATTGACATAGATCAAATTTATGTTGATTTTAACGTATCTACCAATTGATTAAAATCAGCAGCATTTAAACTTTGTGTTATATGGAACATTAACATAGCGTCGTTGATATCATCTATAGGAGTTGGTACTTTTTTCAGTGACATTATCTCTTCTTGGTGATCTCGTAAAAAATCAACCCACGGTGTTTGCAAACTAATATTATCTGTAAGTGCTCGATACATTTCATGTTTTTTGAACTTACCACCGATTACACCATCATTGTTTCGGTATTCAAACTTAATAACCTTCTTGCCTTTCTTAATGGCTGGATATGTAAGTTTGGCTGCTTGTGATTTAACAGAGCTGGGAGATAATATCACAAGCTGCGTATTAAGTCTAGTGTATATCATGTTCCGTAAAAGCGTACCAAGGGTGACTAGATCAATAATAGGTCCAGCAACAGATGAATATGAATAACCTTCAACTACAACTATAGTGGCTTTGCCGTTTTCGCAGTGTATATTCATTAGTTTGGATATTACATTAACATTGGTTCTAAAGGCACCCAATTTGGCTAATTCCGATTTAGCATATACAGTTTCTTCTTTATAGCGTTTTGATGTAACCACTATTTCTGCATGTGTATTAGCCAGTTCGAACCATCTAGTAAAGTCTTTCTTCTTAGTAAGGGCCTTATCTTCGGAGGCGATTGAGTATGCTTTGCCATTGATTACAACAGCGGTTGAGGTTAGGGAGGGGTCTATGGCCACGATGTTTATCATAACCATATTTAGTGATTGAAGTTAGGTATGTTCTCTGTTGTCCCGGTGCCTACGAAGAGTTATTTGTTCGTCTTCACGGAGGACTTTGGATATGCCCTTAGGTGTTACTGTCGGGGGTTTTCCGGTATCTGGATCATAATAAGCAATAGCAACTGGTATATTGTGTTTATACCCTAGATCCCGCATGTGCATCGTTCCCTTAGAAATACCGTCCCAAAAAAGTAAAACCGCATCTGAGAATTTAGCCATTTCACGATTTCGTTTATAGCCAGCACTCCGATCAAAAACACCATTCACTTTCCACTTGGCAGGGAACTCATAGCACTTAACACCGTTTGCTTCGGCCCACTCTTTACCAAAGGTATCTGGACCCTTAGCTAAACCTGAAACAATTTCAAGATCAGGGTGTTCTGCATGAATTTTATTCAAGATGCGGAAAACGCGGGTCTTATCGTTAAATTTACGACCGCCCGCCACAACTAGTTTCAAATCATTCTCCCAAGAAACGCACTGCGTAGTTTCATTTCACGTTCTTGTTCACTTTCCACAAATTCAGCAATGATTTGCTTTTCGTATGGTGTAAGTTCGAACGCAGAATGATAATCCACACCTTCATGGTAATGGGAAATTATAACACAATCTTTGACCAAATGTCTAATTTGACCCTCAAAACTGGTCAGCAATTCGGTTAATTGCTTGGCTCCTCCGATCCTGAGGGTGTCATAAAAAAAGTTATAGGATTCAGAAGGGTATTGATGTTTCGCTCGTAGCCACATTCCTCGTTTTTACATACCACATTGTAAGTAAAATCGGTACCCCACATCTTAAGCCTCTCCACAGTCTTTTCCATTTCTCTCTTAAGTTCTAAAGGTAAAACTTTTGCCCACTCACATATCATGTCCCAATCTGTGATGTCATCCACCTGTAAAATAGTGGATGCTATCATAAAGGATACAAACTCTTCAATTCCATTCAAATCTAGTGTGTTTGTTTCATTTTGAAACTGGTGTGTGGCTACTGCACTGTCCATTTTCATTGGGGTCAAGCGAATTTTTTGCTCATTAGATAGCATAAAATCATACTTGAGAAGTTCTTCATCAGATATCTCTGTTGTGTTATTGAGCAATATCCCTTCCAAATTCACGTTATATGTTTGTTCGTCAGATCGTTTTGCCCTAAGAGTTTCTAATCTCTTTTGCACCTTATCGTCAAGCATGGCAAGATCAAAATCAACATCCTGTTCGTTTGCCTTCGCCCTAACTTCTGTAAGGAACTCATCTACCCTACGCTCATTTGTTCGTCCTTGGAGGTCTTCACATTCCGGGCAATGAGTATTGATTTGGTACGTACCACCATATGACACAACACGTAAACATGTCAATATGTAATCAACGTCCCTTGATAATAACCTCAACGGTTTTTTGATTTCTGGAACGCACCGTTTAAGTACACGTTCGATTGCCTCACCGTTGAACAAAAATTCTGGAGAACGTAATGTTATTTCATCAACCGTTGTCATGGAAAATACTTCAACTTCGCCATCTATCACGCCTTCATCTAGTTCACCATCCATGTAAAACAGCCCACGGGAAGGGAGTCTGAATCTTTTTCCCGGCAATCTTATTTTCTTTAATAGTGGATTTTCTGTATCTGTCATGGTATATCCTCATGTTTATGAAACTATTTATGTTTTATACAAAGACGTGAAATTCGGTCTTTGTGTAAAAAACTAAATATAGATATAAGAATTTACATTTGGGATTACCATGGCTGAATTGTCAAAAGAAGCAGTAAGATACCTAGAACTTATTGAACGCCATACTGGTGTGACGGCGAAAGCTATTGCTGGCGGAAAAACAGGTATGAGTGATGATACTGGGGGTGGCCTTTCTTCTTCAGCATTGCTTAAATCTTTTAGTGATTTAGAGAAGGCCAACACATCCCTTAAAGAAGCGAAGAAAGAAGAAAAAGCGATAACCAAAGAGCAGAATAAGTTAAAAAAGGAATCTGGGAAAAATTTAGATAAAATATCCAAGACCATAAAGGATGAATTATCTGCTTCAAGCGGTGCCATAAAAAGTAGCACATCTCTGGTTTCTGACTCTATATCAAACATATCCGCAAGCCTAAAAGACCAAATAAAACAATCTGATGATATCTTTGAAAAGAACGAAGATCTTGGTAAGGGTATAGAAACTCTATCCGATGTAATAAAAGAGCATCATGACAAAAACGAAACTGCAATAACAGGGTTGCAACACCTTAGGAACGCAGCAGAGAATGCCGCAAAGAGGGGAGATGATCTATCATCAGTACACGACTCTTACCTTGGCTCAATTCAAATTATTAATAATGCCCTTCATGAAAACGGAATGCAAGTGGATTCTTTATCCAAAGCATTCGGAGAAGCTGACGGTGACTTTAATTCCATGGTGAATGCTATAGATGAGTCAGTAAAGAATTTATCAGGTAGTAATGCTGCTCTTTCCCAAGAACATAGAAAACTTGCATCTGTATCAAAGCTATTAACAACTGAAGATAAATCTAGATTAAAAGTATCCAGAGAGACCACGGTAGCGGCCAAAGAAGCCCTTAAAGCAGCAAAACTGGCCGAAAAGGAAAGGAAGAAAGCACAAAACAGTTTTACGAATTCATTATCAAAATTAACCGGTCCAATAGGAATAGCTGTTGGTGTATTTTTAACTAGAACATCAAGCGCCATGCGAGAAACTTTGGCCACTGGATTTGAGCTTGGTGGTGGGGGAAACATAAAAGATTTGATTGACGCTTCTTTTCTTATGGGTGTTTCTCCAGAGGAAGCTTCACGGTTTGCTGCCACAAACAGGGATGTGTTGACTTCAATCACAGGAACTGCAATGTTATCTGCGGGAGAAGGAGTAAAGGCAATTGAGGGCTATGGTAACATAGTACGGGACACCTTCGGTGCTACTGGACAAGCCCAACTTGATATGGTAAGTCAGGGAATAACAACCCTATCCAATATGGGAATGGAAGCCACCCAGAGAAACTTTTCCGCATTTACCCAAGGTGTGGAAAACATGGCGAAAACTTCAAACAAGTCAGCGAGGGAACTTTTCAGCGAATTTGAAGATATGGCGAGTGATCCTAGTTTTCAAGGGTTGATGATGAGCTTAGGCCAAGGTGCCAACGCAACCACCATGTTAACTGATTCCTTCTCACTATTACAACATAATGTTGGGATGAATGCTGACGAATTTATGAAGTATAGAAAGCAATTGGCAGCAGAACGCGGTCGTATGGGAGCGGAGCGTGTAGTTCAAGCAGCGTTTACTGGTCAGTTAGCCGAAGAACTAGGAATGGGTGGCGCTGATGCAGAACTATTACAGCGAGGAAGGGGATTCAGAGAATCATTAACTGAAACAGACCGTGGGGCATTTGATGTACGTATGACGGAATTGCGTAAGAAGTTAGGTACTGAGTTGACTGCCGCTTTTGCTCAAGGACCGGAAGGTGTAGAGCGGGCACAACGTCTTCAAATATTGATGCAGCAAGCTGGCATTGAAGAAATAACCAGCATACAAATGAGGGAACAAGCCAAGGTAACAGAGGCTGTTAAGGAACAACAGCAAATCAGATTAGACGCGGCAGCGGCAGAAACAAAAGCTCCATTAGTATCAAACGTGATGATACTTGAGGCGATTGAAGGCGTTATTAAATCACCAATAGGCCCTGCTGCTGCTCTGTTAGCTATGCCAGATATTATAGCGGATATTGAAGCAAAGTTTGGGGCTGACGTTCGTACATTTTCCGACGGTATGATGGCTGAATATCCAAAACTTGCCACGGCCACTACTATTGCTGGTGACGCCATGTATGCTGTTAGAGATGCTGCTCTTGGTGCCGCTGCCGCTTTGGGTCTTTACACTCCCACCGAAGAATATGTGAAAGAAGATCCTAATGTAAGTAGAGCTAAAGGCAAAGCCGCTGCATACCTGTCGATAGGTGGTATGGGTGGTATTAATCCTGTCGCTGTCCCGGCTAGTCAAGTAGAGGAAAACAAAATAAAGAGAGAAGCGACAGTCCAAGCAGAAGTGGAAAAACAAAATAAAGCCAATGCTGAAAAGGGCAATTTAAGCGCAGAAGAAACATCAGAAACACAAAAAGAAATATTAGCAGTAACCAAAGAAGGAAACATAACAAGAACCGCACAAACAAAGGCGTTGCAAGGGATTGAGAAAAAGAAAGAACCAGACAAGGCAGTGCTTGTAGCGGGGACACCCGGTGACAGATAATGAACGAAATGATTGATGGGCTAATTGAAGATTTTATTGCTAATAGTAAAGAATCTGGGGACCTAACAGACATAACGGATGTTATGTCTGTTGGTGTTGTGGTGGATAACGATGATCCTTTACAGCAAGGAAGACTTCGTATATTTTGTCCATCATATAATGATGACCCTAAAAAGTTGTTACACCTACCGTGGGCCGGGTATGTATCACCGGTTGGTGGGGTAATTAACAACCAATCATATGCCCGTGGACATATACAAGGAAGCGAAACTACTATTGGCCCAGTACATTATGGGTTTTGGGCTATTCCAGAAATTGGGGCACATGCTATTATTGCATGTATCAACGGTGATCCACGACGTAGAATATGGCTTGGATGTTTACCCAGTCACCAAGAAACTCATACGTTGGGGCATGGAAGATTTAAACACATTGATGATGAAGTACAAGGTCCACAGTCATCAACTGGTGATTTCATTGAACCAACGGCCACCCAACTACGAGAAGCCTTTGGGTATCAAATGGGTTCTGCTGAATGGAGAACCAGAGCAGCAGACTATCAAATCACTTCTGTAAAGGAAGCACCAGCCACCAACAAACAAGAATACATTGATAGTGACAATGCTTCCATGAAATCTGCCGAACCTGATAGTTGGGTGGATCAAAAGCTCGGGGATCATGGATATGATTGGACAGGATATAAGAACATTGCATCATTCTTAGCATCTCGTGTGTTTTCTTGGTCAACTCCCGGCTTTCATTCCATTCAGATGGATGACCGTGCATTTAACTCTCGCATTAGAATAAGAACAACTGGTGGTCATCAGATAATATTGGATGATACTAATGAACGTATGTATTTTTCGGCCAGTGGTGGTAAAAGCTGGTTAGAAATGGATTCTTCTGGAAATATAGACATCTTCGCTGAACGTAGATTATCCATCCATTCCGGTAAGGATTTAAATTTCTCTGCTGATGAATCAATACGGTTTAAGGCTGGGACATATATTTCAATGTATGCTGGACAAGCAACTGGACAAACACCGCTTGCCAGCCAACTTAGGACCGGGGAAATTAGGTTACATGCTGCTGATGACTTGAACGTAACAGTAGGTGCCGATATACGCTTCAACATTCAGAATGACGTTCTTGGAAGTGTTGAGACCGGTAACGTTGATTTAAGTGTGGGGGGAGATTACAATTTAGAAGTAGGTAGTAGCGCGTATATCACGGCAGTAAACGATGTGATTTTTGATTCTGGAAATATACGATTCCGAGTAACTGGGAAAGATACTACAGTACGTGACCAAATTGATTTCTTAGATGAATTTGTTGGGGAAGTTAATGCGTTTGTGTCCGTTTTTGATAGTCACGCGCACACTATCTCTACTGGTTCTTCAGCCGGTACAACTGTAAATGCTGTAGGATCTGGATACGATGCTAATGATGCAACAGAAATTAATGATGAAGCATTAGAAGCTAACCCGGAGGTGGAAGAAGACGAAACTCAAATATCCCCATGGACAAACAGAGTTCCAGAGCATGAGCCGTGGCCAAGAGTATTAATGCAGGATTCCAATGATACAGTTAACTCCCTCAATTCTGGGTATTTGAATAATGTGGATTGGATTAAACAATACGATAATGTCGGCACAAACGGTAGAGAATCGATAGGAAAGGTGGAAGGAACTGATACAATCACACGTGGACCTTTCTGGAGACGGTAAGAGATATAAATAGAGTAAAGATCAGGTTAAAAATATGGCAGTGTATAGAGGGTTTTCATTCAAGAGCTGGCAACGTGATAAGTCGTTTGTACTTACTGATGTTGAGATGGTTGAACAGGACTTACTAAACCACATTTTCACCAGAAAGGGTGAACGTGTTGGCTTCCGTGGGTATGGCACTAATATACAGGATTTATTGTTTGAACCATTTGATGACCCGACTATCGTTTTAATAAATGACCAAGTGCGTGAGGTAATTGGGTTTGACCCAAGAGTTATTTTATTATCAGAAGATGATTACGTAATGGCTACTGACTTTGAAAATAGAATCATGGCAATTGCTGCCAGTTTGTTTTATGTTGAGTTGGATCTGCGCAATACATTACACATCAATCTGACCTTTGAAAACTAATTATATGATTAACGGGCCGAAACATGACTAGAGTTATAAACAGAGCAGAAAATTGGGAAAGAGCATATGAGGCTTTTCAACAAGTTAATTTTGCTGCATGGGATTTCCAGACAATTAAGGAGTCCATGCTTGATTATCTGAAATTATACTATCCTGAAGAATTTAATGACTTTATAGAAAGCTCTGAACTAGTTGCTCTTCTTGAACTATTTGCATATTTGGCAGAATTGGATGCATATCGTTTTGATATGAATGCCCACGAGAATTTTATTTCTACTGCTGAAAGAAAAGAATCCATCCTGCGTTTAGCTAAGTTACTGTCTTACAACTCTAATAGAAACATACCTGCCAGAGGATTAGTTAAATTAACCAGCGTCAGCACCACTGAGCGCGTGTTTGATTCGGCTGGCAATGATTTGTCCAATTCCACAATACGCTGGAATGACACTAACAATGATAATTGGAAAGAACAGTTTATCCTAATTATGAATAGGGTGTTGGATCAACAGTTTGGGGTTGTCTCACCATCTGACCGGGTACAAGTTCAAGACGTATTATTTGAGAAGTATAAATTTATCAATAGTTCCCTATCAACTAACACCCTTCCATACTCAATCACAGTTTCAAGTGAAACATTACCAATGGAATTAGTTGGTTCTGATTTAAATGAATTTGGCCCATTAGAAACAAGGCCAGAAAAAGATTTGAACCTCGGTGTTTTATATTTGAATGACGGATTGGGAGATTCTTCAGAGAACACCGGATTTTTCATGTATACGAAACAAGGTACACTTTCCCGTACTGAGACATCTTTTGATGGTATAACCCCCAACCAAACATATGATGTTCTTCTTTCAAACAGTAACGAAACTGACATCTTCATTAATAATATTGATCCAGACACCGGGGAAATTCTAGAGGATAGTGAGGATTTCAACGCTGAAACTCGTCTCGGAGAATGGATAGAGGTTGATACGGCTGGTGGACAAAACATTGTGTTCACCAGTGAAACAAACAGAAACAGATATGAAATTGAGACGTTGGATGATGATCAGTTCCGTGTGATATTTGGTGACGGAAAATTTGCAAACATACCAAACGGAACATTTGAAATATGGTCAAGAGAATCGGCCAACACAGATAATCCAATTCCCACAACGGCTATACAAGATGTTGGAAGTTCGTTCACATACAATGACCCCGAGGCCAAAGAGCAAACCTTTAATTTAACCGTGTCACTGTTAACCCCAATTCAAAATTCTGCTCCATCAGAGGATATAGAGCATATACGAAAAACAGCACCAGCGGTGTATTACACACAAGACCGTATGGTTAATGGGCGTGATTATAATGAATTCTTATTACAAGATAACACCATTTTAAAATTGCGGTCAGTTAACCGAACATTTGCTGGGGACTCAAAGTACATTCCATGGCATGACCCAAGTGAAAGCTATGATAATGTAAAGATATTTGGAGATGATGGGGTGATATACTTCAACGTTGAGGATGACGTTGACGAAATATGTGAAACCATCTATTCAAGTGTGCTTCCTGATGAAGATCCACCAAATCACGAAGCATTGATTGCCTCATTAATTGACAACCATATTGAACCGTTGTTATCTTCTGGGGCTTTCTTTACTCGCTTTATAATTGAGGGCATAGCACCTACGGCCATTAAAACTGAGTTCACAGAAACTGAACGGACTCTTATAGAAAGTAGATTAGTGGACGCTACTAATAATAAACCGTCCACCAAATATTTTGATTTCAACGGGTCAGCATGGGTGGAAGACTTAACTGGCACCGAATACTGGTTCAGTGTTTCCTCTTTAGCTGGTACGGATTGGGAACTATGTTATGAATCAATACGCATAATTTTTCATAGCCAAGAGACAAAATTTTGGAATGTTAGCGATGGCTCGGTTATAACCACCGATACTCTGAATACCAATCTTGATACAGTGGTTGTACTGATGGCTAATACCGGTGCTTCTGCCCTGTTAACACAAAATTATGATTTTGATGTATTGGGACAAGTAATAATAGACACCGGAGAAAATACTGGATTGATCGATATTAACAAATTATATATCATGCCGGATGATGCCAATGGTGACGGCATCCCAGATGATGTTGATCTAGCTTATCTCTTTGGCCCGACAGACTATGTTTATTTTAACAGGGAAACAATCAATGATCCGTGGGTTTTCCAAACCGCATATCAAAGTATCAACCCGGAAGAGGAATGGAATGAAGATCAGGCAATCAATCCAAACCAAGTGGACCAATTATGGAAGAGAGAAAATGGTAAGGAAGGAATCAACTTTGCATGGTTTCACCGAACACCAAGGTATCATTTAATAGATCCTGCCTCTTCTAATATTGTAGATATGTATGTTATAACCCGTGGGTACGCTAGAAATCTTAGATTATGGCTAAATGGTAATCTATCTGCTGAACCAGAAGCACCAACACCATTCCAGCTTAGAGGGGATTATCAAGAGCTATTGGAAAATAAAATGATATCGGATACTGTGATATTACATCCGGGTAATATCAAGATATTGTTTGGTTCCAATGCTGCTACAGAAGTTCAAGCAACAATCAAAGTTATTCGTTCTGCTGACCGCAGTCTCAGTAATAATCAGATTAAGACGAGTATAGTAGATGCAGTAATTGAATTTTTTGATATAAGATTATGGGAATTTGGTGAAACTTTCTATTTTTCAGAACTGTCAGCATTCATTCATTCTACCTTACCCACAGCACTGGATTCTGTTGTATTGGTTCCGATACTTAACACAAATGAATTTGGTGACTTATATCAAGTACTATCACGAGAAGATGAAATAATTCAGGTTGATTTCACCGTTGACCAAGTGGAAATAGTGGAGTCTTTAGATCCCCAAACTCTTCGCCAGTAAAAATGACGGTTTTCCATCACATGCAAGTGAGATAAATAATACTAATCACTTGATATTGTGTATGAGGTTTTCGTGAGCGCCAAGAATCTTTCAGATTATAATAAACCCGGAACAGATTTAAATAAGCTGCTTCCAGCAATTAACTTGGATAATGCTAAGTTATTGGAAGGGCTAAACCATAATCTGTTTAACCGGTTCTTTACTAAAGATGAAGTGGAACGAATCGTAGGTATTATAGGATCTCTAGACGAATCAATTATCACAGAATTACGTCAGATAATTGAACCAACCGAGTATAGACAAGCAAATCAGCTTCAGCCAATTGTATATGATAAGGTTGGTAACCTCGACTGGTTCCTATCGTTCCAAGATTTTATGAACAGGTTAGCCTTACTGGGCGTGGATCTTGACCGATTTAATGAATGGGGAAGCAGTCTCCAATTCAACTGGATTCCGCCTATAGACATAGACAAATTAATCAATTACCAAGACTATTTTTGGGCATCAACCGATCTCAATGATCCACCACAATATATTACAATTAAAAATCACTGTAATTGGGTAGAAGCGCGTTACACACAAACTTTACGTGCAGTTACCACATCAATGCCAATTCACACTATCGTGAGTTATGACGAATTTACTAACACTGTCGAAGTTGAAGAAAACTTAACTACAACATTTAGAGATGGAGAACTTGCTATTTTGTCTGGGGCTTTAGTGAATCCTATAGCAGCAAAAGTACTCGCTTCGTCATATAACGTTCTAGATAACACCACTGATCTTGTGTTTGATACAGGGGATTATGATATTGTGCTGGGGGTCAATGATATTTATGGGCAGGTATCTAATACTGAATTGCCAATAACAGGAATAGATGCAGATCGTAGAAAGATCTTTGTGGATGGTGACTTTACTGACTTGTTTACAAAAGATTATGTGTTTGCTACCGAAGATAGCGCAACTGCGCAACCGATTAGGCTTTGGCGTGTTGAAACACGCGAAGTTCATATAGTGGACAACGTTACTTCAATCATAGTAACAGAAGACTTCACGGACGCCGAGTTTGATTGGACACGAATATCCACCAAGCCGTTAATACGCTCAGTAGAATCTGAATACAACGAAATTTGCAATGCCCCTTATAGTAGAGGCCCATTTTCACTTTCAGTGTTTCCACAATCCCTTGCGGAAGCCAGTGTCGATAATGAAATGGGCGATATCATTTGGGTTAAACACATTAGCCTATTAAGTAGAACCACCAACGGACTAGATGGAACAACGTTAGGCTCTAACGTGTTCACCGACACGAATGGGGCTAAAGATTTTTTAGATGGCACATATCGGGTAGGGGACATTCTACGAATTAATGACACGGGTATTGCCGGTGATTATATAATTGAAAACTTGCTAACATCAGATCAACTTGGCTTGGACCGTGTGTTCTTCGATCAAACTGCAATATCATATGACATCGTTCGTGAGCGAGTGTTAACAGATATGGAAGGCGATACGGAACCACCAGCTCTTTCGGTTGGACAACTTTGGTATGATACCGCTAATGATCAACTGAAAAGATGGGGTGTCCTCTCCGCGTGGGATGTAATGCTAGATGGTTACTCATATTTAATAGACATTAACAATGACGCTCATCTTATTGATTTAGCACAAAATAATGATTGGGTTGATGAAAACAAATGGATTCATATCACAGAGATAAACAGCTTTACAGGAAAACTAAGAGCCCAACAGCCAATAATAGAATACTTTCCATTTGTTAAATTATCACATCATTCATATGCTGATAAAACATGGAAATATCGTAGGAATACCGAAGTATCATATGCCGACACAACACAGGAACCAACACTCTTCGAAATCATAGACACGACGGTAGTTGATGGAGACGAAATAACTATCGTAGACGGTACAACGATTCTGTTTCATCATAAATTTGGAAATTTGACAGCAGACCTCACTGAAGGTGTATCTATAAAATTTGGGAGTTTTGGTTTCAATACTGGTGAAAGAAACGTAGCATCCTCAGAGTTTGTTCAACTAACCCCAAACTCTCGTTGGGTCACCCGCATGTTCTTAGAAACACCCATACCAGCACCGGGTGATCCAGTGGATTTAGGGTCATATATAGCACCAATAACGACCTCTTTGGGTGATAATTGGATATCTGTTGAAACTTATCATTGGCAGTTCCAAGGACTTGAAAACATTTTGGCGTCAAGCGTTGAACCCACACCTAACCCTATGCTAAGTGATTTTGTGGGAAGTAGTACTGATGCAACCAAAGCAACCCTTTGGGGATTGGCATATCAAGAATTTAAAATTTTATCCGGCGGATCATCAATCTTTGGAGCGTTGCTCATACTTGATTCTTCTTTGCATGATTTGTGTTTGTTTGAGGATTATCAAGAAGGTGATATTAGGGTATACATTAATGATGTTCGCCAGTATGGTAATTTTAATGATGTTCAATCTGATTTTAGCCCAGATTACACCGGGGGAATCATATTTGCACCCACGTTTGAAATTACAGAAGATGACATTATACGAATAGAACTTGGTGAATATGATATTGAGGACATTGGCAAGAGAGCAGTTATTGTAAACACCGGATCTGGGGTAGAACTATTCAACTTGGTCGATACCAGAAGGATAGAACAAGTTAAATCAGAAAGAGCCCAGTACCCGTGGTTCAATGTATACGATATACATAATGAACCATTTATTTTTGCAAGCAATCTGTTCCGATACAGAGATGCAGAAGATGGTGAGTACTTCCTCACCATTGATCAGAAAATAGATTTTGATGAACCCGCACAAGATTATCAATTTGAACAAGGGCTAGTTGATGATGAAACTGGTGAGTTATACATCTATTATGATACTAGAGAACTAAACAACGAGTATCAAAGCATATGGAAACACGGCCTTGGCAAGGAGCAATATATTCCGGTAGTTGCTGATGGTTTCTGGGAAATACCAAACCAACTATATTTCAATGTAAGTCACGAAAACAGAAAAAACGTAAATCTGACTGATATTTTCCGGCATTTTAGTACAATCATTGATGCACAAACAGCAATTGGCGTATCTAATAGTGGGTTTAATAATTTTTATCATATAGACCAAGCCGTTAATTATGGACTTGGGGGCAGCATCAAAGAACACAATGATGGAATGGATACCCTTATTTCATCTATGTTTGTTAATAACACCAATCCGATTGATATTATATCTTTTGCCAACGCACAATATGACTCACTACAGAATGGCTTACGTGAAATGTTAAGTGCCAATATAGTGGATTATCTGAACCAGTCAGGCATTAATAATGTTGAGGATCTGACTACATACGTTAAGGCAGAACTTAAAACTGTATTTGAAAGAAACGATAGGCTGGACCAGTGGTTTGGCGATAGTACAACTTGGGATTTAACAACCAGCGCAGGTATAAAAAATTGGATAGCAACCATTCCTTTCTTTGGTCTTGCCCAATCACTTACACCGTACCTACTTATAGATGAAGCAACAGAAATTTTGCAGTTAGTACACCATGATGGTCACCGGCTGGATGTTAATTTCAATCAAGCAGCACTATCAATTTTATTTAACACAATTTCCCTAAACACCACATTAGAAACAATAAATGTTGGAGATCCATTCCCAACATTAATTGACGATAATCCAGTTGAAACTGGAGATTTAGTTATTGAAGTAGATGTTTCCGCGTCAACAAGAACGCTGTATCGCCTAAACTCGTTGAGTGTTTGGGAAGAGCTGGATATTACACTATTGTATGCCAACATATTGTTGGGGGTTGAAGAAGACTTATTTTCAATTTTGGGTAGTGGGGCAACACCACCTAACTTTACATCAAAATTTGATTTTTCCATTACACAAAATGATATTGCATATGATCTTAAATCACAAGAGCAGTTTTCCCGATATGTGAGAGAGTTAAACATCCAAACCCCCCTCACCAATTCTGGATACGTGCAAAACAATCCGTTCACATGGAACTATGCGTATACTGATATCACAACTGATCCCGTAACGGGATTGGAAACATCTAATGATATCGCCCATTGGGAAGCACTATATAACAACGTATATGGAACACCATTGCCGCATTTGGAGCCGTGGGTATTACAAGGGTATATAACGAAACCAACTTGGTGGGATGCGGAGTATTTAGACCCAACTCTAACACGCAAGTGGCTTGCGGCAATGTGGACAAACATCCTAACTGGAATTGTTCCAATTGGATACGATGCACCAAATGGTGACGCTGGAACTGGTATCGCTGGGCAAATAACCATCTTGTTCACTTACATTCCAGTTAATATGGAAGCTACTGACACGCTGGATGGGTATGTTCCAGATGCCGTTCTGCCGCCATACTGGAACAGTAATAACTCAGTAAACGTAGCTGTGCGTGGCCTTTTTGATGCTGCATTAAATGAATTTATTGTTACACCTAATGCTGATTATGTTTATGGGCAGTTGGGACCATCAGAGTGGGCATGGTCAATATCTTCCAACCGCTTATACGATGAATTAATTGTTGCATTTAAATTACAACCACTTAAATTTTTTAACCAGTCCTTTGGTTTGGATTTGGTAGATGTTGTTTGTTTACAAGTAACGGACATAGTAAATAAAGTTCGTAGTCATTTGGATATTGTTTTTCATGGAGATGTTGATATTGATGGCAATCTCTTTCAAGTAAACGGATTAAACCAATGGTACATTCACTTTAACCGATACAGTGGGTTTGATGGTGTATCATCAGAATTCAGAAAAATGTGGAAGGATTGGACAGTACCGTTAACATATCAATTCTCTGCATTTATTGACACAGATAATTTTAAATTAAGCAGCACTCTTTTTGATCCCACTGATCGTGACTATGGAATTCTGTTCAAGAAAACATCTGGAATACGAGATCTCTGGATAGACTCACTAATAACCACACTCCTATCTACTCCATCTTCGTTTGCAAACGAAAATGATTCTGGATTAGGTTGGACGGTGAGTTTTGATAATTCGTCACCCGTTGGTCGCCCAATTGAAACGTTTGGTGTGCAAAGTTATCCAGTACGTGCCCTATCACGGGATGTATTAAGTCCAAACCCACCATTTAAGATATTTAGTTTTAAACTTGATGACGCATTAACTCAAGATAGTTTTGGATTTGATATGGTTAACTATTCTGAGACTATTTCATTAGAAACAGCAACTGGATTAGCAAATGATTCCACGGTATACTCGGCATCGATATTATTTAATGGTGCATTCGCTTTCCCCCTATCTATTGAGGGAAGTGATGCCCAGACATTTGAAGAGTTGATTGATGAAATAAATATTCAAATAAATGATCCAAGCGATCCATATGGTATCATATCAATACGAGATGGTAACCTTATGATTTCCAGCAATACCATTGGTGGAACAACGTCGGTGGTTATCACTGATACTGATTTGTTTGTAACGGCTACTCCTTCTGGTATAACTTATGGTGGAACAACAGGAAATCAATTCAGCACTATTACGTTTGATAAGATTTTCTATGTCAAGGACAATGTTGTTAAATTTTTCCCTCCTCGAACATCCTTTGATTTAATTGATTCCACAAACTTTAATGGAACATACACTGTAGTATCTTCTTTCTATAGCCCAACGGAGAGGCGTACTAGGATTGAAGTTAATGAGGAATACATAATTACCGATAATACAGTCGATGGATATTTAGAGCCAGAAACTGCGGTTGACATGCCCGATACATGGATAACGGGGATTGGTGTTACTTGGGGCTCAAACGGGATTACCCCGGCATATGGTGACCCTGCCGACTTTGAAGTGTTTGGGACAACAAAACTGTACTATCTGATAAGGGACAATGATAGAGAATTTAGATTAACTCCAACAAGGGAAGATGCTATCAACGGAACTAATTCCATATCCCCGGTAAATGAAGGAAGTGAACAGCAGTATATTGGCAGAGTAAAGAATAGTTTTACTGCTTTCTCCGCAAGATCAGTTCTACAATATTGGAAACAACATTTCATAGATGACCGCGTGGTGCAAGAGCATCCAACTCCAATCACCATCTCTGGTGTCCAGAATATGGTTGACTTTATCAACGGATATGGTAGTTATCTTGAGAGTCAGGGTGTATTATACACTGATACCGACAGTACCAACCGAGATCAAAATACTGGTAAAATCAACGATTGGCAGATGTCCACAGAGCAACTGATTGAATTCATATACAACACTCGTAGACGAACACAAACATTGCCAGAAGAATTTGTAGTAGTACCAGAACATATAAGTGATACTTTTGTTGGCCCAGAAAATGTTACATGGGTTACCGGAACTCTTGTAACATTAACTTCCCCAGAGGGCACGTTGCCAGCAGAATTTGAAAACCCAATAGCAGACAGCATACCATATTATATTATTAAAACCGCAACAAGTGGTGTATTTCAATTAGCAGCGTCTGAAGCTCACGCCAGAAATGGATCAAATATAACATTTTCTGATAATGGTAGTGGTGATATTATATTAAATATCGCTGTTGATTCAACACGTCTACCAACAATAACATTGAATCCACACGGAAATTCTGTAACTATACAACACGAGACAGGAATTTTATCTAATGTTCTAGAGGGAACCAAATTAGATCTTATCACTGATCAGCGAATATATGACAAGAATAATAATAATTTGTCTTCCAATGATATCATTGTTAGCAGGAGAGATATACAAACTCAAATTGAGTTGTCAAATAGTAGAAGACAAGCAAATTTAGAAAATACCGATGATGTTATAACTATGCAAGGGATGCATTTATTTTTTGACGGGTATGAGCACATTCTACAATTTGAAAATTATAGTACTGCCGGTCTTTTATTATACGATCCTTTCTTAGGAATTAATATTCCACGGGTTTCTTTAGAATTTGACAGACAAGAAGGGTTTACGCTTCGTCCAAACGTTGGTGGTAATGTTGTTCTGGATAGAACACAAATTCAAAATATTGAATCCGCAATTGAATCTCTACGAAGAGCATATAGCCCCCACCGATCAAAGGAGGGAGATGACATCACAAAAAGGGTTAGAAAAGCTCTTGGATATGAGGGGCCATTTGATTATGCTGATGATATTGGTATAACTGATAAAGCACAGTTCACATTTTATCGGGGGATGATTCAGAAAAAAGGAACTAACTTTGCAGCAAATGCTTTCTCTAACCAAGTGGCATATAACCAGCTCATTATAGATGAGTTCTGGGCATATCGCTTGGGCACTTTTGGGGATTCCAAAGAAAAAATATATCCAGAAATGAGATTGTTTACAAATGATGTGGTGCGCAATGAACTACGTTTAGAATTTAAAGATCCTTCTTCTGACGTTGGTGTTTCGGATATTACATTTATACCAATAACACTGGATGACAGTACTCGTTGGTTTGATCAGCCAGATCAAGCTGAGAAGTTATCCCCACGAGACAGGATATATTTCACAACTGTTCCCTTGGAATATTATGAGGATGTTGGTGCAGCGCCTGTTGCTGGATATGGTGAACCCGGATATTTCACAGCAAACGGAGAAGAATATCTACGATTAGAACATGCTGCGGATGCAGCATGGGTTGGGGTTCTTTTAACTCCGGCAGATCCATGGTCAACTATTAATATTCTCGATGAAGGAAATGGGTTTGAATTTGTAACTAACACCCTAATAAAATTTACACATGGAACATTCAAACCTAGTTCGAACACAATTTTTGTGATTACTTTAGGTTACAATTACGAGGCACAGAATCCGGCCAGCATTATCAATAGGCAAGCAGGAGAGGTAGTTACAGAGATATCAATATGGAACCCTGCCCGTCAACAATACTATTCTAAAGCTATCGCAGTGGTAGACCGTAGACAAAATATTGATCCGGCAAGATACAATTCTCCAGCAGATGGTTCTACTGGTCTAGACAATTTTTGGCATTCTGACAAGAAAGACATCGTTTGGTTTGATACTAATTCCGAAGGTTATTTGCCATATGATGATAAAAACGTTGAATCAAATAAAAACATCCGTTTCCAAAACTGGGGAACATTAGCTAACTGGGGGGAGATCAATCTATTTCAATGGACAGAATCTGATTTACCACCTTCTGAATATGATGAAGCAGTGATTCAGGAAAACGATGCCACAATACCTATATCTGATAGAAAAAGCGGGACAACTAGAACGGTTGTTTACCGCAATGATGGAACAGAAGAAGTTCCAACTTGGGTAGAAGAAAGAGACGAACACTTTGATTTTGTTAATGAAACAATAGAGAACAGCACATACACAGACGCGGGGGGTTCGTTAAACACAGATGTGTTTGTTTATGTAGATGGTGTATACCACTCAACACAATCTTTTGGATCTGGCATTGAATTTAATAATTTCCGGGCAACTCTACCCGGTAAATTGATACATGTTATTGCACCGGCATCGACTCCAACACAGGAAGAAATAGATGCAATTCTTTATAAACTAGATACCCCATACAGTGTTTATAATAGCATAAACCCAAACACGGGAAATGAAGTCCTCACATATTATTTCTGGGTTGAAAACAGACTAAGTGATGTTCCTCTTCGTGGTGGATTCACGAATAAAACAACTCTTAAAACGGCAAAGGAAGGAATAGAAACTATCCCAACCCCATACATGATCCCCAATAATCCTGTTGATTTGAAAGGAACAGCGTTTAATGAGCTGTTGTCCTTATTTGATCCAACGCGGGTTAACCCGGATATCATGTTGTCATACGAATATCCGTTTGGATACAACCAATTAATAATCAAAGGACTTGATGATAATGTTCAAGCAAACAACGCATACACTTTACGTTTCATTAGAGATTTTTCATTACGTGACAGATTAACTCCTGACCTATCATTCGCCCATAGGCTTAATCCTAAAGGTGGTGAAATGCACCGCAAAAATGTGCATGATGAATGGAAAATGTTCCGCGAACGGCAATTATCAAAGATTGATATCGATCTATGGAATAATATAACAGAATCTATGCTGGGCTTCGAATATGATGGTGACCCAATTGATGGTGTTATACCAACACCAACACCAACACCATCTGTGACACCAACGATTTCTGTGACACCGACCATTGGTTCTAGCGCAACACCAACACCAACTTTGACAGTAACTCCATCAGTAACCACAGAACCAACAAAGACTCCGGTCCCAACACAGACACCAAGCGTAACACCAACAATTGGGGTGTCAAGTACGCCACCACCAACACCTACGAGAACACCGGCTGTGACTCCGACAAACACGCCACAGGTAACACCTTCGAAGACACCATCTGTCAGTAATACACCGCCAGTGACTCCTACGAGAACACCGGCTGTGACTCCGACAAACACCGCCACGCCGAATGTTACGCCTACGGTTACCCTTACGCCGAGCAATACACCAACCGAACCTCCTGCTTCTGGGCCACCACCGACGGTAACACCAACAACTACGCCTGTTGTTACACCGGCAAGTTCGTCTGGAACAATTACACTGCTTCCGTGGAGTAGTAATGCCTCCCCGGTATACGCTGCGTCGGATAGCACCATTGTCGGTTTCAAAGTTGGAGGAAGTGCAGCGACAACCCTACGCCGTGGATACTGGTGGAGAAACAATGGTGATGATCTTTCCAGAATGAATCCATGGTGGGAAAGTTCTGGTGTTGATGTAAATGATGCACCACCAGCAACTTATGATGATTTGTATATTTATGCAACGGTTGTTCAAAATGATGGTGTTTCGTTTACCTCAGAGTCAGATTTGCGTGATACGTGGCTAAATATGACAGATACTAGACAGTGGTTAATAGAAGAAAATTCTTCAATATATACACAAACAGTCGCTTTAGATATGTGGGCAGTTCATAAAATAGGTTCTGCACCAACAGGAAATCCCGCTATCAATGGAACACTAAATGCTGTTTATATGGGAATTGTTCATCTAGTGTTGATTGACCCTGATATTAACATTGAAATTGGATACCCATATTATAGCGGTGGTGGCGGCGGCAGCGGCCCACATTATAGACAGGTGTAATGGTGGTATAAATAGGATATGAACACAGATATTTCAGTAGAAAACTATTATTATAACAAGCAGCTCCGCAAGCATATCGTGCAGTTTATGGCCGTATTTGCTGGGCTAAAGGTTTCTGTGGGGAAGAATGATTTTGCTTCTCAAACAAATCTCATGACTGTTCCTGTTGTCTACGGCAGTCGTGACCGTGTGGTTTCCCATATTTTCTCTGATCAGACCCAAAACAAGATGGTACGACTACCCATAATGAGTGCCCAGTTAATGGGGTTGGAACTGTTTACGGATCGGTTATCTGGGCAAAACCAAGAACGAAAGGAAATAAAACTTAAAAGAGGCGGTTCTATACCGGATGATTTACAACAGCACACCATGCTTAAGCCTGTTCCATATAACGTTTCCATGGAATTAGCCGTAAACACATCAAATACTGATCAACATTTTCAATTATTGGAGCAAATATTACTCCTGTTTAACCCATCAATACAAATTCAAGTATCAGACGCATACGGTAACCAACAGAGTGTAATTGAAGTATTTCTTCAATCTATCAGTTTGGATGAAGATTATCCGGCTGGTACCGATAATAGGATAGTATCTTCAACTTTGTTATTTACATATTGTCTGTATCTATCAGCCCCTGTAAATCTGAGAGACGAAATAATCAAAGAAATCCAAATTCGAGTTGCAATAACTGATGACCTCTCCGAAACGCCATCCTCTATAAATGAAGGGAATCTTGATCCATTTATCATAACCACAGATAATTGGGAAGATAGTTCTTAGCTTTTATCATTTTTACAAATTCTGGTGCAACCCTCATAAATACTATTAACACGATAACCTAATTGAGGAGATATCAGAATGGCAACTTTAGTCAGCCCCGGCGTGGCAGTAGACGTAATCGGAGAATCTTTTTTCATTCCGGGCCGTCAAGCCACCGTACCTCTAATTTTCATCGCTACAGCGGATGAAAAACTCCAGTCGGATGGGGTATCAGCAGCATTGGGAACTTTCGAACATGATGTTGTTCGTACTGTTACAGGTTTGGCTCAGTCGGCAGAACTTTATGGAACACCGCGTTTCCTAGTAGATGCTGCGGCACAAGCACAACACGGCGATGCCCGAAACGAATATGGCGTAGACGCACTAAACAAGTTCCTTGAAATTGGGGAACGAGCATTCGTTGTTCGAGCAAACGTAAACCTAGATGATACATACGCAAACGTAAAATTAGTATGGGCCACCAAGATTTCTGCTGCTGCCGATTATTTGAACGAATTAGTAGCAGATTTCATAGCAGAATCCAACGTTGCTAATGGTTTAGTCCCGGCATCCCCCGGCTACAAAGAAACCGTTACATCCGCCGAGCTTAAAACTCTTGTTGATACATCTATGGTAGACGTTTTTGCATCATATTCCTTTAGTACCACAGCATTCCAAGAAGGCTTTATCTTTGACCATACCATTGATAGGGCTGGTTTCCAAGAAGTTTCTTACAACACTGACGCAGGTAACATCTCCGGTCTTGATAATACTGGTCTAACCAATGACACCACTCTGTATGGTTTTGAAATAACCGTATCGGATAATGGGGGAACTAACTCCTTTGTTGTTTCCGTTGCCGGTCAAGATATGCAGAACTTTTCAGAGCTTATCTCTGAAGTAGAATCTGCAATTCAGGGCGTAACGGGTGATGCTGGTACAGTAGTTGAAATTATTGCCGGTAAAATCCGTATTACATCTGGTTTATCGGGAGCAACCTCTTCTGTTGAAATTACAGCAGATGGCTCCAGTGGTACAACCGCATTGTGGTTGAACACAAACCTCTTCGTATCAATTGATACACCAATTAGTGGTCAAGGTGCTGCACCATTATCCGTTTATGACGATGCTTTCGCCGTTGTTGTAACAACGTATGATGGTTTGGATTCAGTTTTAGACACATGGACAGCGGGTAGCATTGTTGCCACCGAGTTCGATGCTGATGAAGCAGAAGGAGTGCTTATTGCAGAAGCTGCAAATTACGACAACACTCTGGAGTTTAAGAACGAAATTTCTCTTGGTTCAAACGATGCAGAACGTAGAGTATCAATCAATACACAGCTTCAAGCATCAATAAATAACCCGAACAGCATTTTCCGCTCAGATCGTTTTGATTTTAACTTAACTTTGACTCCCGGCTATTGGGAATCAACAGACGAACTAGTTAGACTTGCTGAAGATATGGACGGCGAAGTATTTGTCATTGCTGATACACCGTTTGATCGTCCACCAACTGGAGCAAATGGTATAGTTAGCTGGCAAGATGATAACAAGGTTTTCAGTAATCTTTCTGCTTACTACTACCCACATGGTCTATCATCCAACACGGATGGTGTAGAAATCATGACTACCGGTGCTTCATCCGCACTACGTGCCTATGCCATCAATGATAGGGATGGCGAATTGTGGTTTGCACCAGCAGGACCAAACCGGGGTACAGCAACACACCTAACATCCATTGGATACGTATCCGGTATTTTAGGGACTGCAACGACATGGGTTGAAAATGATATAGACAAAGGCACACAGGATACCTTATTTGCTGTTGATATCAATTATTTCTCCGATATCATTAACCGTGGAATCTTGCTTTTGGCTCAGAACACCACACAGTCCACAGCAGATGCATTAGACCGTGTTAACGTGTCCAGACTTACTGCTTACATCCGCAGAACTTTACGCCGTAGGTTGTTTGATTTCTTGTTTGAACCAAATGATGATATTACACGACAAAATGTTAAAGCGGCTGTCGATAGCTTCTTAGGGGAACTAGTAGGCCGTCGAGGATTATTTGATTTTGCTACTCAGGTTGACGATCAAAATAATCCACCGGCAGTAGTTGCTCGTAGTGAATTGATCGTTGACATAGCTATCAAGCCTGTTCAAGCGGTTGAGTTCATTCTTGTTGATCTTCGCCTTGTTAGGACCGATGCTATTATAAGATAATTCGGTGACGTTATTTATGAGCGTCAATGTGGATCTCGACTATGGAATTAATGGTCCCCTACTTGTAGGGGACATAGCCTTTTATTGATTGACCATCATTTCTTTTATTCACACCAATCGTGACATCTATTTCGTCTGGGGTATAATTACTTGGCCAACAATGGCTTAATTTTCTGATCGTAAAAACTGTCTAATCTATTGGACAATTTTTCCTTGTTTTCTTTGCTCATAAGTTTTGAAACACCGAACAACTTCAAGGCAATTTTCTTGAATTCTTCCAGAGTATCACCAAATTGTTCTTTGGCCAAATGTTTCATAGCTCTTTTGGCCGTTTCCTGTTTACCGGTGTTTTCGGTATCCATATCACCCTGAAGGTCTTCTATCATACCATTATAGTCATCCATACGACCTTTTAACTGCTGGGCAAGCTTTTCGTATCGGTCATCAATACTTGAATTAGCTTCAGTTTCTTCTTCATACTTCGTGGTAATAAGGGAAGGGTCTTCGTTTCTGTAGAAATCAGTAAGATATTGAGAGATGAATCCCTTTACTTTTTGGGCTCTGGCACGGTCTTTGGATAGGAAAGCATCTATTTCCGTCCTAGCTGGAAGTTCTTTACGGCTTCCCACTACTATGGTCAATTCACCAGTATCCTTGTTACGCCCCAAACGCACATCATCTCGGTCTTCCACGCGTATAACTACAGATATATTAATGTTACTGTTCTTGATGATTCTCCCCAAGTGAAAATTAATCATGTCTTCACTAAAGTCAATATGGGCATTATCTAACACATCTAACATCTTCTGATAGATGACATCTGCGTTGACTTCAGATTTGTCCTGTTCACTAAGAATGCTTTCTGCAACGTATTGTTTAAAAGAGGCCATTGTTTAACTCCATATTCTACATATATTTATTTATCATTATACCGAAAACATGTAAAAAATAAATGCAGGTTCTATAAATACTTTAAACAGACCTATGCAAGGGAGAATAATCGATGGCATTAATTACTGACTTAGGCGTAGATGGTGGTGGAATTGCCCAACCGCGCCTAAAACACAAGTGGGCAATAACGTTTCAAAATATGGCTGGTGACTCTGAACCGCTTCGTTTGAACGCAATAAGTGCCGACCGCCCTAAACTACAATTCGAAGAGGTTGTACTAGATCGTTACAACTCTAAGGGATATGTTGCTGGTAAACACATCTTTGAGCCAGTTAATATCACCTTTGAAGACGATTTGAACGGTGGTGTAACGGCAGCATTACAAGAACAACTAGAGCTACAGCAAAGTATTATTGGTTTGACTGCGGCCCCACGTTTGCCTTCTGCACCATCTGGACAGGATTATAAATTTGCTATTAAGATGGACTTACTGGATGGTAATACATCTGTTGTTGAAACATGGATTTTGGAAGGCGCGTTCATACAGAACGTTGACTTCACTGACCTAGATTATGCAGCATCTGAATCTGTGAAGGTAACGGTTACTTTCCGATTTGACCATGCACGTCAGAATATTAACCCTGACGGTGTTTCCGGTAAAGCTACTGGCGGTGCTGGTTCCTCAGGAAGTGGCTTCATATTATAAACCAATAAGTATTTAAAAGAAGGCTCGTTTTACGGGCCTTTCCTTTTTTATAAATACTTAAAAAGGTATGGAATTTAATCATGGCTGATAGTAACAAAGGCAGATTCAGACTATTATCCCGTAGACCAGATATATCTGGTGGTGACGGTGATGCCCCGGTGGTAGATATGTTCACCACTATTAAACGGCCAAAGCTTAAATTTAACTTTACGGTATCCCTTAAATTCAGGCCACCAATAGGTAATAGCCTACAAGCGTCTATGACCACAAATAACCTTACGGACATCGTAACTTTCTCTATTAAACAAGCCTCACGCCCAATCCCCACGGTTAATTATGTGGATGTGAATTTTTACAATTATAGAACCAAAGTTGCAACCAAAATGGATTACGGAACAATGCAAGTTACATTTTATGACGATGTTGGTAATGTTGCACATAATGTATATGAATCTTACTTAAAAGGCATTAGCCCTATCGCTAATGCTCCCCCAGCTTTGGCAAATCAACTATTCACTGAAAAGGCAGGCCCAAAAAATAAAGGATTTAACTCCTCAGAAAATAGTAGGGTTAGTACTGGATCTATAGGACCATTGCCCCCCGGCGTGCTTTCTGGTGGAGAGAGTGGACTTATCGAAACCATCACCATTAGACATTGGTTCTTTAGCCAAATAGAACGGCGCGGTGGAGAGGGAGAAAATGCCGAGAACCATCAATATGTTGATTATCATTTCTTAAACCCAAAGGTTATCAACATGACACTTGATGAATTAGATATGGGGCAATCTGATATTAATACCCTAATGATGAACTTTGTATATGACTCCGTGTATATTAATTCTCCAACTGATGACGCTAAAATAATAACTCCAGAACCAGAGAAAAATACGTTTACCTTAAACGATATAAGAGGTAAGGTGGTTGATGCAGAGCGCCTTGTAAGGAGAGTTCGTAGGTTAGACGTAATACCAAATATTCCTGTAATTGATACGATAGGAACTTTTGTTGGTCCACTTGCTGGTAACTTAAATAAGTTAGACCCATTACTTAAACCTGATATTGACTTCCTGCCAGACATTATCGCATTCTAAGGATAAATTATGGGTTGGCAACAAGAGTATTACACAGTCAAACACCCAGAAAAGTATAAGGGTGATGTTACAAATGTCTTTTACCGTTCTTCATGGGAATACGCTGCTTTTGTGTTCTGTGATAACAACCCCAATGTTTTAAAATGGTCATCTGAAGAGATAGTCATTCCTTATGCTAAACCAGCCGCGAAGGGAGGGGTGAAGCCATCTAAATATTATCCAGATTTATACATAGAGTATATAAATACATCAGGGACTTTGTGTAAGGATTTAATTGAAATAAAGCCTAAAAAACAAACTAGGGCTTCCCGCTCAAGAAACCCAAAGAACAAGATGTTTGAAAATCAAATATTTTTTATAAATCAACTGAAATGGGAAGCAGCAAGAAACTGGTGCAAGGGAAAAGGGATTACATTCCGTGTTTTAACGGAGAATGAACAGTTCAATTAATCAGCAACTTAAGCTCAAAATGATAAATATATGAAAAGGGTTCGGATAATATGATGGACAAAGTGAATGAAACAGCCGCAGCAGGATCTACAACAGCTCATTCCATAGCTGTAGTTCCTAGTAATCGTTTGGGTGCTATGCAATCCAGAATGTCATTGAAAGACTTTATGTTGAATTTTTACAATAACGTTAAAAAGGGCAGTAAGGGATATACCCCCGTACCCCTTAAATTACAAGGCTCTATATCCAAGATAAATGAATCAGCCTCATACCCCTTTCAGCTTGATGACGCCACTTCCAGACTAAAAAGTATGGAAAAGAACAGTGGATATGAACCTACTGATGTGATTTCATATGGCATTCAAGATGACATGGGTAACCTTATGCTTGTAACCGTCCCAATGGAGCAATCTGAAGAGCTTGAGAGGCGTTGTGCTCAGGCGTTAGCAGATGTCCTAGACTACAAAAAAACCGGTAACGGGGAAAATAAGACCCTTGCAGAGCTATTGTATGAACTTAAAGATGAATTCACAATCATTGATGCCCAGTTTCCAACCATCCCGAAAGATGCAGTATATAACGCTGATGAAATATCTACTTTACCAGAGGCCGAAGATGAAAGCCCAGAAGGTATGGGTGGTGAAGACGAAATGGGTGGTGAAGGTCCAGAAGATATGGGTGGTGAAGGTCCAGAAGGTCCAGAAGGTATGGATGGTAAATTGGGGGATGATGATGCCGACATTGGAGATGATTTTGGCGAAGAACCTGATAAAGAATCTCTGTTGATTTCCGTTCTTGGGATGCTTAAGTCTCAGAATGAAAAGGAAACAGCACAGGCCAAGGCAGAAGAAGAAAAGGCCAAAGCCCACCAAGCTGAAATAGCATTGAGATCTTCTAAAAATGAGATGGCATCACAGGAAGAAATGATTTCAGCACAGGCTGAGATGGATGCTGAAAAGGAAAAAGAAAAACGGGTTAAAGAACGTGCAGAATTGGCTAAGTATAACTATAAAAGGAAAAGAGGTATGGGGGAAGGATTTTCCTCTATATTTACTTCTATGATATTAGAACTTGATGTTAATGATACTACGGCTTCTTTGAATAGAGAAAAAATGATAATGATACAAAAGTATAAGCTCGGAAAAACCGATACGCCAGAAGAAAGAGCACACAAACAGAAACAGTTTCAAGCGGCAAAAAGAGAGCTACAGGCTAAAATGCGGGCAGCAAGGAATCAAGAGCAGTTTAATGCTGATCAAGCAGGCAGAGAAGAAACCCAAGCCAGACTGGATAAAGCCAAACAAGATCAGGAAGAAAAGCAACCCGGCCAAGCCATGAATCCCCAACGAGGTCCACAATGAAATTAAATAGCGTTATACACGAAAGCGTTTTTTTAAACGAGGAAACTATAGCTGAAGATACAGTAGTTGTTCTTGAAGAATTAGAATGGGTTGGTAGAGACATACAACGAATTCAAACTATCCTCAAAGACAATACTCTAGATGAAAAGGCTATAACGGAAGTTAATTCCATCATAACTAAGTTGAATGAAGTTCTAGATCAAGAAGGAATCAGCATGTTAGCTGAAGCTGTTGATCGTCAATTCCGTCGTTATGGTGATAAATTTCTACGACAATATAGATGTACAACAGGACCGAAGGCTGGGCGATTAGTAACATCCCCGGAAAAGTGTGGGAAACGTAAAGACCCACGTCGTGTTCGTATTGGAAAAAGAGCTGCCAGAGTTAAGAAAGGAATCCGTGTTAGAAAGACCTTGTTTACCAAGAGAAAAACACTATCCAAGCGGTTGAGTCGTCTTAATAAGGTATTGCGAGGGGACACTTAAAATGTTATTCAAAGATGCCGAAGCTTTATTAGAATTTTTCAACGACCATGAAGAGAAGCTTCTTGAACTTTTCGAAGAGCTTGTGGCTGAAGGAAAATGTAAATGTTCCGACGATTGTGATTGTGGTGATGACAGTGAGTGTGAATGTGATTGTAAGAAGTCCGAAGAAAAGGTGACTGAATCTACTGAACCTACTGAGATAGCAATACCCGCCACAAATATAGTAGTGGAATCTCTTTCTGGTAATCCGTCCTTTAAATTAACCCTTACCGAAGAAGACAAAAATATCTTCTATGTAAAGGATTATACCGCAACTGCCGGAACATATGGGAACGGTTCAATAGTATTGAATGACAGAACTTCACATATGAATATGTGCGAAAATGACAATGTTGCTACCATTGAACTGACGGTTGTGGTAGAAGGAAAAAGAATAACGAACGTTCCTTTTATTCTTTCTATAACTACTGAAGAACCCCATATCCTTTTAAGCAAAACTCACTTATTGTAATTTTATATACATATCAGTATGATGCGTTATTCTTGGAGTTTCTATGCCCAATAAGTCTCCCTTTCTCATAATAAGAGATTTGTTATCACCGCTACAGTGTGAAGACATTGTGGGCAAGTTGAAAAATACTGTACCCAACTCAGATCAATTGGGCAAACCAACAGTTACATATAAGGGTAGTCGTCTTTCAGAGATGAGAATCACAACCATATTCAATACCCTCATGCCAACGATTGAAAAATATTATACGTTTACCACCAAAACTCTGTCACCATTTATCTTTGAATGGTATCCTTCTGGATTCAATGGGCAAAGCGCCACATGTGAAGGCAGCGTTCTTTTAAGCAAACGTAGTGAATCTATGTTGTGGCAGAAGGTCAAAGATTATGACTTTTCTGTCGTTGTTTTTCTAAATGACTTCAATGAAGAACAAGACTTTGATGAAAGGTTCGAAGTAAGGGGTGGTAAATTAGAATTTCCAACCCACGATTTTGGATTCAATGCCAACCGTGGCACCACTGTTATATACCCTTGTCGTCCACAATTTGTAAATGCAATTAGCCCGGTAGAGGCTGGAGATTTAAATATAATCCGCTTTAACATCATAGCTACAGAAGAATACCTATATGATCAAGAAAACTTTCCCGGCGGTTATATGGAATGGTTTGCTGATACTGAATAAATTTCTTGCAATTTATTATTTTCCGTGACATAATGTTCATCTTCTCGTATATACGAGTGCAATAACAATAACAATGGAGTATAATAATGAGTAACACAAGTGAATTTGAATTACCTACCAAACCAGAAGATATTCAAAGAATAAAAGACCGAATCTGTGAGATCTCTGCACAAGAGCAGATGGTCAAAGACAGACGAGCCAGCGTCAAAGATATAAAGGATGATCTTAAGGAAGAATTTGGGATGCCACCCGTTCTTGCCGCTAAACTAGCTAAAGCTATGGACGATGAAAAGTACGTTGAAATGACATCTGAAAACAGCGTCTTTGAGCTAGTTCGTGAAACTATTTTGGGTGATGCTGGATTACCAGATGACAATGACGTGGAGTAAACGCTCATTCTATGACGTATATCTCATCCATATTAACAAACAATAAAAAGTTCGTTAAAATTTGGTCTAGAAATGCCGGGGGGGAGCGGGCTGTAAAGAGGTTTGACGCTCCCTATTTCTTCTATGTACCCGACAAAGATGGCAAATTTAGTGATCTATACGGGAACAAATTGACCCGGCTGGACTTTACGGACTTCTTTGCCTTCCAGAAGGCCCGTAAGACTTACACAGACCGTAATGTGGTCCTATGTGAGTCGGACATCAAGCCAGAGAATAAAGTGCTCTCAGAGCAATTCTATGGCTCTGAGATCGGGGATTTGCATATAACATTCCTCGATATCGAAGTTGATTATGATAAGAATAGGGGATTCTCGTCTCCGACTAATCCGTATGCCCCAATAAATTCAGTAGCACTCTATCATTGTCATACCGATGAAACTATTGTTTTGGTCGTTCCCCCCAAAAACAGGGCAAAATTCAAAAAACGTGATATACCACAAGATATTAAGGATGAAGCTTCTGTCACAATTTGTAAGAACGAAGCCGAATTATTGAAACTCTTGTTTGAAGAGTTTGACGACAGCGACATCATATCGGGGTGGAACAGTGATTTCTTCGACCTTCCGTATATCTACGAGAGGGCAAACAAAGTATTATACAAGGGTGCTGGTAATAAGCTTTGCTTCAATGGAACTAGTGATCCCTATTATCGTGATGTTCAAATGTACGGTAATATCAACAAGAAATTAGTTCTCCATGGTAGAGTGGGATTAGATTATCTTGATTTATATAAGAAATTTGAAATGGCAGAGAAGCCAAGCTACAAACTAGAACATGTAGCTGAAGATGAACTGCCAGACTTGCCTAAGATTTCTTACGCTGGATCATTGTATGATTTGTATCGAAACAATTTTGAGGAATTCATCAGGTACAACATTCGTGATACCGTTATCCTTAAGGGGCTGGAAGAAAAGAAAAGGTATATCAAACTATCTGTTCAAATATCTCATATGGCAACTACTCCGATTCCAGATGTACTAGGCACTATTAAAGTTGCTGAGCAGTCTATCATCAACTACTGTCATTATGAAATGGGGAAACAAGTACCAGACCATACTCCACCAGAATCAAGTAGTGAAAAGTATGATGGTGCCACAGTTATTACACCTAAAGTTGGAATGCATGAGTGGACAGCATCAGTGGATTTGCAGTCTCTATATCCGGGTATAATGAGGTCTTTGAATATTAGTCCTGAATCTATTATGGGCCAGTTTGCAGATGGTAATAGAGCATTTGAACTAATACGGGAAGGTTCCGATGAACCTATTACCTTTTTGAAAGAACATACCAATAAGTCTATGAATGCCCCGGCAAACAAATGGCCGAAGATGTTTGGGGAACTTGGGTGGACCATAAGTGCAGCAGGCACTGCGTACAACCAAAATCATATTGGTGTTATACCATCAATTCTTACAACATGGTTCGATGAAAGAAAGGAATTCAAAAAGAAGATGTGGGAAGCTGGCAACGCTGGTGATAAAACTCAGCGAGAATACTATGACCGTATGCAGTATATCAAAAAAATCCAGCTTAACGCGATGTATGGTGCCTGTGGTAATAGGTTCTTTAAGTTCTTCGACACACGGATGCCTGTGTCGGTAACCCTATCTGGCCGCGAAGTTTTACTTCACATGGCTAAAACGATTGCCAAAGAATTAACTGGTGCATATGATATGGAATCAGATGCTATTGTTTATGGTGATACTGATTCTGTATACTTCAAAACATATGAAGATAATGCGGAAGACGCTTTTGCATTAGCAAATGAAGTATGCAAGACGATCAACACTTCATACCCAGCGTTTATGGAAGATACCTTTTTCTGTGATGAAACCCATAACTGGATAATGAAGGCAGAGCAAGAAGTTATAGCTTCCCGTGGCATATATGTTGGAAAGAAATATTATATGTTGCATGTGGTATACAACGATGGTGAGCCCGTTGATAAGATGAAGTTCATGGGTGTGCCAATTAAAAAGACCACGTTACCGAAAGCAATTAAGAATAAATTGAGCACGTTCATAGAACGTCTTTTGCGTGGGGAAGATTGGGATATAATAGGCCCGGAGATTGTAGGATTTAAGGATGAACTTATGGAAATAGAGGACATTAGGGGGCTAGGGTCACCAAAGGGAATTAATAAATTAGAGCATTATACTGAAAGGTTTAACGCTAAGGAAGAGAAATTACGCTTGCCGGGACATGTTTCTGCTGCTATACTATGGAACAAATGTCTACAAAGTTATGGTGACAAGGAAAGCCAAAGAATAATATCTGGGTCAAAATTGTCTGTGTTTTATCTGACTAGTCCTATCGGAAGGTTCAAAAGTATTGCTGTACCGGTAGATCTAGATGTTTTACCACCGTGGTTTGTAAAACATTTTATACCTATCATAGACCGTGGAATACAGATAGAAAAGTTGGTAGATAGACCAATGGAGATCATGATTTCTGTCGCTGGTATTAAAGTGCCAACGAAAAAGAAACTATTATTTGAAGAGGGGTTGTTCGAGTGAGATTATCTAGTGATACAGTCAGTTTAATACTTGACACAACTAACCTAGCTACGGTGCTTGGTATAGATGGTTTGGTGTTGGATCAGGAAGGAATACGTGGATACAATGATGATGATGGTATTATTGTTGCCTCTCTTAAAAATTATGGGTTTGAATTTGAGTCCCTTGGTATAGCGCGGTTATTGGCATTAAGACATAAATCAAACCTGTTAAAAAATGCAGATGGGTTTACTGTTGATGCCGTCCAACACAAACATGACGACGCAATTATTGAAAAGCTGTACTTTGATTGTGGAAAAGTTAACTTTGAGTTCAGATGTGCCTTGGCCAAGGCGGTTAAGGATATTCCACCTAACAAAGAAACTGGAAAGAGAACCCTAAACACAAAAAACCCTCGGTTTAGTTTTGACTTCACCGAAGAGGATGTTAAAGCCGTATCTGAGGGTAAAGCTGCTATGCGTAGCACTAATATGACAATTCAGAGCCG